CGCTGGGCGAAAGCGCATCGACGGCCATTACTATTTCCGCCGGGCCGGGTCACTCGAACAGGAGAATGCAAAACTCCGCGAACAGAACGCCTATCTCACCAATCAGATCCGCACTCTCACCGTGGAACACAATGATCCGCAGCAGTCGATGCCCACGCCGCCCGATCCTTATGCAAATACCGGCTTTGCCTCCAAAGAAGATTGGGCGCGTGCGGTGGTGAAACGTTGGCTCAATCATCCGCAAATTCCTTTTCTACACTTGACGTCCTCGATGTTCAGAGAACTGCGCAACGTCCTGACCGTGCTACTCATGGACGAAGTCGAACACCAATCGCTCCTGAATTGGTCCAGACGCTACACGGAACAGACTCAAGGTGCCCATGCCCCTCCCATTGAGCGATTCGGCGGCAACGGCAATCCTTTTGGCAACTGCAGCAACAACAATTCTATCGGTGACACTCCCGCCAAACCGTGGTAGTATTGAGGAGTCGGATCAGGTGGTGAGGACTGCTTCTGATCCGACGGTCTCCAAGCCGCAGGTTTAAGCCCGCCTTAACCGCAATTGCACAGCCTAGTGCCGCTCCCGATGGGCGACGCGACAGCCAAGAGCACGAGTGGGGCGGGCATCTTTTTGTCACGGAGTGTACCTCATGTCTCTCAATCGCCCTTCCTCTGTCGAATGGTTCGGTCGCTCCGGTACCATTCAAGACGAGCCGGTCACTATTTTCCCGCGCAATCCGCACCGCATCGGCGCTCACTTCCAGAATCAAGGCACTGATCCCATGTGGCTAGTCATCACCGATGGCCATGATACGGAAGTGTGTCGCTATAAAGTGATGCCGAACGAGACCTGGTATTGCGAAGAATTTGCGCCGATCAACACAGTTGGTGTGCTTGGCACGGCCGGGCAGCCCTTCGCCGCGAGCGAGTACGGGATTTAAGGTACAAAAAGTCTGTTGCGCTCGCTCACCTATTTCTCTAATCTGCGATGTATTCATCAACGTTTAGGGAAGTCCACGGTGGGCGACAATTCCATTCCTCGCACTTCGCCAGCAGAGCTTGACGATGACGCGGTTCTTGCCGCTAATCGCACCTGGCCGAAACGCCCCATCGTGGACGAACCGCAACTCAGCGATCGTCCCATGTCCGCACTGCAAGAACTCGAAGACGCTCAAGACGAGCAATCCGACGCCAACCCCGGCTACGAGGAACAAAAGCGCGTCAAGACCGGCGGCCGTCAGAAAGGTACTCCAAACAAAGTTGCTCGGGTCGATATCCAGAAATCGGCTCGGGTCTTCGGGCTCCGCGCATTGGCCACATTGGTCGATGTGATGGAAGACGAGCGCGCAAACAATAGTGATCGAATCAGCGCCGCCAAGGAAATCCTCGACCGTGGTTTCGGCAAGACCAAGCAGGTCACGGAAATCACCGGCGCAGATGGCGGCGATATTCAAACGAAACTCACTATCGAGTTCGTTGGCCAACCTCCGATCAATGCAGTCGTCCAAGCGCAAATCAAGGACGAAAGCGAGAAAATCATCGACATGCAACTGAACACAGTTCGCGTGCCGGAAAATCGTCGCCCTTGGGATCCGAAATGAAAGACGAAGCCAAGATAGTCGCGTGGTTCCTCATCGCGATTGCGCTGGGCTGCATTGCCTCCGCGACCGCACTGGTCATCACGAATCACGACGACTGGGCATTTCTGCCGGTTCTCCTGCTCGTGTTCGTATTCCTCGGGTGATTCCATGTTCTGGCTTGGATTCGCTTGCGGTTTCGGATCGTTCATCATTCTCGGTCTAGTAGCGGCGATTTTCGGCCCGATCATTTACCTACTTTGCGGAGGCTCGGTATGGCCACGATGAAAAAGAAACTCGATACCGGAAAGTCGAAGGAAATGACGCTCGGTCAGGCAGAGCGCCTGTGGGAGTCGTCCCCGAACGACAAGAAAAACGACAAGAAAACTGGCGAAGGTACGCCGGCCGACAAGCGCGAGGATAAGGCGAACGCCGAACGCGTGCAGAAGACGGTCAATCGCATGCTGGGGAACCACTGATGGCCATCAGCGCAGCCGAACTGGCTCAACTTCGACAGGAAGTCGGGCTCGGTATCGAAATCGCCAGTCTTATCAACAACGAGACTGTGAAAAAGGCGCTCGACGGCCTGTTGCACGGTATTCAAAACGAATGGCTGGTCACAGTCAATCGCGATGAGCGAGAACTGTTGTGGCAGAAACAGCTTGGCGTGCGGGAATTCATCGGTGCCCTCAAGACTATTGTGGATACCGGCCGCATGGCGCAGTACCAACTCAACCAACTCAAGAGTGAAAACGATGACGAGCAATCGCAATAAACCTGCGCCGCAGCCGCCGGTGCCTTGGGGCCAGCCGGCCGCCGATTCGATTCCCGACGACGAAGCGAAGGTGAACGTGCTGACGCAAGAAGCGCCGGTTTTCCCGAATTTCGCGCCGCAAGACTCCGCACGTGACGCTCAAACGACTGCCGATCTGGCGAAAGTGGATGCGGCGAATGTCGAACGTATTCGCGCATCGTTTGCCGGTGCTGCGATTGCGCAGAAGTCGCCCTTTGCGCCCAAGGCGAAAGCGCCCGAAATGAAAGCGCCGGAACCGTTCCCGATGACCGAAGATACGCCTTCGTGGGGTGAGTTCGTCAATTTCATCCGAAAGCACGGGGACAAGATCGTTCAGGCGCGCTATCCGCAGCCGCGCGGCGAGTGCATCGACACGTTGTACCGCGGCGTACAAGTCTTTCCGTGGGCGACTTCGGAAGTTCGTCACATCGCGCACGGCTGGGTGGGGTGGAGCGATGCTCAATACGAGTGACGACCGGATTGTCCTTGATCTGCCGATGTTTGGCGGTCGGGTGATGCTTGTTCGCACATACTCCGAATGGAACGCGGCGGTTACCGAATTGAAAGGGGATGATGCCAGTCACAATTTAATCGAAGAAGATTCGCATTTGGGCTGTGAAGTACGTATCGCCAAGTCTGATACGTGCCCCATTACGACTTTCCTAGTCGGAGTCTATGATGGCACGCGGCGCACGCTCCTTCACGAACTCTCGCACGCCACGTTTGATATCTGCGGGTACTACGGCATTCCGACTGATGCGGGTGACGCGAACGAGTTCTACGCCTATTGTATCGAGCACCTATTCCATAACCTGTTTCGCTACTTCAAGGTGTTCTAATGGCGCAATTTCGCAAAAAGCCAGTCGTCATCGAAGCATTCACTTTCGATGAGTTTGTCGAGGAAGGCCGCAAAGTTGCGAAAAGCGTAGTCGACGGGATTCCGTGGGCGTTCGACTTTCGCGGGCATCCGATAACGCACGGCGGCGAAGACCTGTACATCATTCCGACGTTGGAAGGATACATGAACTTCGGCCCCGACGCGATGTTGATCGTCGGTGTGAAGGGTGAACTCTATCCGTGCCGGCGTGACATTTTCGAGCAGACTTACGAGGCAGTTTGATGCAACTTCGACCGCTCGACGAGCCGCGCAAAGCTGGCAACCAAATGCCCGCATGGGCACGGGTACTGTTTGAACCGCAGTGGCGCTATATCAGCGTGCGCGGCGGTCGAGGGTCGGGTAAGACCAAGAATTTCGCTCGGGCGCTTATCATGCGTTCGACGGTCGAGAAGTTGCGGGTTCTCTGCACTCGTGAAGTCCAATTGTCGATCCGCGAGTCGGTGTACGCGACGCTGGTGAATGAGATTAACGAACTCGGCCTGAGCAGTCAGTTCGAAATCTTGTCGAACGAAATCCGTTCCAAGAAGGGCGGTTCGTTCATTTTCCGCGGTCTCGCTTCCGAGACAATCGATTCGATCAAGTCCCTCGCGGATATCAACATTTGCTGGGTCGAAGAAGCCCAAGCAGTGAGTCGCAAGTCGTTCGATATGCTCTTTCCGACTATTCGTGCGGAAGGCTCGCAAATCTGGCTCTCGTGGAACCCCGAGTTGGAGACTGATCCCGTCTATGAACTCGTGGTCAAAGATGGGCTCCCGAAGTGCGCGAATCTTTTCGTCAACTTCGATCAGAATCCGTGGTTTCCGGACGTTCTCCGTCTGGAAGAACAGGACATGCTCGGCAAAGATCCTGTTCGCCATCGCCATATCTGGCTAGGTGAGCCGCTGCCCGCAGTCGAAGGCGCTATTTACTTCGACCAAATCATGAAAATGCAGAATCAGGGTCGCATTCGTCCGATGACATTCGATCCTGATTTGCAAAAGTATGCGGTATTCGACCTTGGTTTCAACGATGCGATGACGTGCGGTGTTACGCAGCGCACCAAGGACGATATTCGTATCATGGATTACATCGAGAATAACAAAGTCTCGTTACAGTGGTTCGATGATGCAATGCGCGAGCGTGGCCACGAGCCCGGAAACACTATCGTCGTCTTGCCGCATGATGGTCGCCACAAGAGCTTGCAGACCGGTTTGTCTCCGCAAGAAATCATGCAAATGTATGGGTGGATGGTCGAAATCGTCGACAATATCGGCGTCGAGAACGGCATTCGCGTGACGCGCGAATTGATGGATACGATGTACATCGATGAATTCCGCTGCTCGCAGTTGCTCGAACGCCTCAAACGATACAAGCGGAACAAGCACGGTCACCCGCAGCACGATGACAACTCACATGGCGCGGACATGGTGAGGTACATAGGTGTCCATTCAAATTTGATGGATACTGCTATGATCGGGAGCAACCGCCTCGGCAGTTGGGGCCGACCGCTTTCCTATCCGAAAATCCTCGCAGGGTAAAACATGACCGAAGACCAACTTGCGGCCATCTACGAAAAGTCGATGTTGCCGGATACCTCGCCCGCCGGCGTTCCGATGCCCGGCGTGCAGGTGCAAGAGATTCGCGAATTTGGCGAGGATGACCAGGACGAGCCGCTGGCAATGCCGGACTCGGAAATCGACTCCATTCTGCAACGCCACATTCAGAACAGCACCAACTGGATGGGCTCGCAGATCAGCACGGCGCAAGCCAAGGCGATGCAGTACTACCTTGGTCTCCCGGAGGGCGACCTTGCGCCGTCTGGCATTCAAGGGCGCTCGCCTATCATCGATACCACGGTCTCAGATCAGATCGAATGGTTGATGCCGCAGTTGATGGAAATCTTTTTCGCATCCGGGAACATCGTGCGGTTCACGCCGCGCAAGCCGGGCGATGAAGCGGCGGCGCAGCAAATGACGCACCTGGTCAACCATATCATGAACGACCAAAATCCTGGCTTCACGTTCTTCATGGAGTGGTTCAAGAACTCCTTGCTGAACAAAGTCGGCGTCGCCAAAGTGTGGTGGGAGCCGTTCGACGAACGCACGCGCGAAGAATACACTGCGCTGACTGACGATCAGCTAGCGATCCTTTCGAACGACAACGAAGTCGAAATTTCTCGGATTGTCACGTACATCGATCCGAACGCATATTCACAAGCGGTGCAACAGCATAACGCGGCGATGGCGCAGTACTACCAAGCGTTGCAACACCCGCTTCCTCCGATGCCGCAGCCCCAACCGGGCCAGCCGCCGCAGATGATGCCGCCCCCGCCCGCTCCGGGCGCTGTGCCTCCGGGTCAAATGCCGCCCCCGCCTCCTGCCCATCCCAATGCAGCCGCCGCGCAAGCGATGCCGCCGCAGGGCCAGCCACGGCCTCCGATGCCGGGCGGTCCGGGCATGCCACCTGTACCGCCGCAACCGCCGAAGCCGGTCGATCCCGATTCGCTGCCTCAACTGCACAATGTGGTCATGCATCGTTCGAAGAAGGCCGGGAAAGTCGCTATCGAAGCGATGAATCCTGAAGACTTCTTGATCGACGAACGTTCGCGCCGCATCGATGACGGTTTCTCGGCGCACCGCATCATTCGCACCATCAGCGAATTGCGTGCGGCCGGATATCGCAACGTCGATTCGCTGGACCTCGACCAAATTTCGAGCGATCAGCAAGCCGAAACTGTGCAGAACTCCGAAGTGATGTACGCTCGCGAGTCGCTGCAAACGGTGTATAAGCCGCAAGAAGTCGAGGATTACGGTGATGAATCCCAACGTAAAGTATTTCTGTTCGAGTGCTACCTCAAGATTGATTGCGACGGCGATGGCTTTGCAGAATGGCGCAAAATTACACGCGCTGGCAATGCGCTACTCGAAAATCTGGTCGTAGACGGCCCTCCATTCGCGGCGCTCTGCCCGGTACCGATTCCGGGTCTGTTCTTCGGCCGCTCGATTGCCGAACTCGGTATGCCGATGCAGTTGTCTAAGACTCGCGTTTTGCGCGCTCTTGACGACAACATGAACGTGCAAGTGAATGGTCGCACGTGGGCTATCGAAAATCAGGTCAACATCGACGACCTGTTGACGAATCGTCCGGGCGGCGTAGTGCGAGTGAAGGCCGCAAACGCGGTCGGGTCACTGAATCAAGGTATGGCCGATTCGGCCGGCGCGTATCAACTGCTGGAGTATCTGGACGCCGCGTCGCAAGAGCGCTCGGGCATCACGAAGTACTCGCAGGGCACCGACGCGGATATGTTGAATCCGACTGCGACGGCGTACAAAGGCATTACGCAACGTGCTGATTTGCGCACGAAAATGATCGCCCGGTTGTTCGCAGAAGGGGGCATCAAAGACCTGGTTCGCCTGATCCAGAAAGTGCTGATGAAGCACCAGGATCAACAAATGGTCTTCGAACTTGAAGGCCAGTGGGTCAACGTCGATCCGCGCGTCTGGAACAACCAGTATGACATGCGTGTACGGGTTGGGCTCGGCACTGGCGACATGGGCGAGCGCGCTGCGATGATTAAGCAGTTCATCGACATGGCGCAAATGTTGATGCCGCTTGGGATCGTTACGCCGCAGAACATGTATTATGCGGCAAAGGAAGCTATCGAGTGTTTGCAGATCGGGCGGCCGGATGAATACCTTACCATGCCGCCGCCTCCGCATCCGAATCCCTCACCGCCGCCCAATCCAGAATTGATGGCAGTGCAAGCACAAGCGCAGTTGGAGCAACAGAAGTTCGCCCATCAGCAACAGATGGATCAGCAGAAACAGCAATTTGAGCAACAGCTGGCGGCGCAGAAAGCGCAACAGATGCATCAACAAACGTTGCTGTCGGAGCAATTGAAAGACGCTCGTGAACGCGATCAGTTTGCCCAGCAACAACAATGGATGCGTGAGCAATTCTTCGCCAAACTGGCCCAGCAACGCGAAGCGGCTGCAATGACTGCCGGTGTGAGTGCACAGCAAGAAATTGCGATGAATCACGTTATCTTGCAGGATGCGGAAGGTAATACTTTCAGCGTTCCGCACGAGGCACTGACCACGGTGAGGCAGCAGAATATCGACTCGGCGCACCGCGACGCGGATCGGCAAGCCCAGCAGGTTAATGTGGCCAATCAGCAAGCCAACCAGCACGAGATTGCCAAGCAAACAGCCAAGAATCAGCAACAAACGCAGAAAAACAAGCCGCAACAACCGAAGAAGTAACAAAATCGGCAGGGAGGTACAAACTCTCTGTTGATTTCCGCCAAGAAGCAGTTTATATTCACATCAACTTACGGAGAAGTTAACATGGATCCTACCCAAGCGGGCGGTGACATGGGTGGTCTGGAAGACCTGTTCGAAGCCGAGCCCGATACCGGCAACTCGGAAGGACAGAACGTCGGCCAGAACCAGTCGCAACAGCAAGAACCGCAACTCGACGAAAATGGCGAGCCCATCGTCGAAGTCGTGATCGATGAAAACAACGGTGTTGCCGAAGAAGTCGAGTTGGAACTCGACGAAAATGGCGAGCCCATCGTTAAAGTCGATCCGAACGCGCCTGTCGTACTGGAAGTGCCCGACGATCACGAAGTGAAGCTGACGATCGACGGCAAGGAAGTCGCCATGACGTTCGGTGACCTCAAAGCCGGGGCGCAAAAGTACGAAGCGGCAAACAAGCGGTTCGAAGAAGCGGCGCAAATCCGTAAGGAATATACTGACAAGTCGCAAACGCTGGTTCAGCGTGAGCAACAACTCGGGCAAGTTCTGGAGCATTATATCCGGGAAAGCAGTACTCTGATGCAATCGCAACAGCCCGACTGGGCCAAGCTGATCGCAGAAGAACCGCAGCGTTACCTGGTCGAACGCCACAACTGGGAGTTGAAGCAACAACAACTCGCACAAGCGGCGCAGATTCAGGCCAACCTGCAACGCCAGCAAGCCGAACAGAACGCGGTATCCGCACGTCAGAGAGCCGAAGAAGCTAAGCAACAACTCGTTGCGGCTATCCCTGACTGGCGCGACCCTCAGAAGTTGGCGGCAGGCGCAAAACAGATCGATGAGTACCTCGCGACGCAAGGGATTCCGCCCGAAATGGTGGCCCAAATCGATACCGCCGGGGTAGTGTTGATCGCCCGCAAAGCGATGCTGTATGACCAAGCAATCGCCAAGCAGCAAGCCGCACGTCGCCAAGGTGGCGCACGTCCGGTCGGCCAACAGCAGCAAACGCCGGTCGGGCAACAGCGTCAGCAACCGCAAGTGCGTGTTGAGCGTCCGGGTGCAGCCCGAAGCGTAGCACAGACTGCCGCGAGCCAGCAAAATCTGGCCAAAGCGAACGTGCAGAAGCGTTTCGACGCGAATCCCTCCGTTGACACGCTGGCTGGCTTTTTCGAATAAAAGCTAGTCGGCACTTTTCAAACTCTGAGGAACTGAAATGCCCGCAAATACCCTGACCAGCTACGGCGTGGTCGGCAACCGTGAGGACCTGATCGACAAGGTTTTCATGATTTCGCCGTCGGATACGCCGTTCACCTCGTCCATTGCGAAGACGAACGCCGAAAACGTGTACCACGAATGGCAGACGGATTCGCTTCGCGCTCCGAGCGCGACGAATGCCGCAGTCGAAGGCGCTGACGCGTCGTATGCAGCGCAATCGCCCACCGTTCGCATCGGCAACCGCACGCAGATCATTCAAGACACTTTCAGCGTGTCGAACACGCAGGACGTGATCCGCAAAGCCGGCCCGAAGGAAGTTGCACGTCTCGCCGCGAAGAAGTCGGTCGAACTCAAGAAGGATATCGAAGCCGCCGCGATGGCGAACGGCACTTCGACGGTCGGTTCGTCCAGCGTGGCTCGTACCATGCGCGGCCTCGCCGGCTGGATCGCGACGAACTACCAGGGCGGCGCGGGTGGCGCGGCTCCAGTTCCTTCGAGCAACACTGGCCCGACCGCGGGCACGGCGGCAGCGTTCACCGAAACGATGCTCAAGACGGCTCTGATGGAAGCGTACCAAGCGGGCGGCAACGTCTCGCAAGTGCACATGCGTCCGAGCGACAAGGTGATCGCGTCGGCCTTCTCGGGCAACGCGACGCGTATGCAGGAAGTCGAAGGCAACGGCAAGGGCGCAATTCTGCAAGCGGCCTACGCGGTGTACGCTTCGGACTTCGGCAACGTCGCGATGATCCCGAACCGCGTCATGTCGGCTCAAGCGACGCCGGACAAGGCCGCGTACTGTATCGATCCCTCCATGTGGGCACTCGCCACGCTGCGCGGCTTCGAAAAGACCGAACTGGCGCAGGTCGGTGACGCTCGCAACTGGCAGATCGTGTACGAGGGTACGCTGGAAGCCCGCAACGAAGCGTCGAGCTCACAGATTCGCGACCTGACGTAATTTCGCCGCAAGTGTAGTTCGAACAGAGGCTCGGCTCAGTCCGGGCCTCTGGCATATGGAGAACTAAATGTCGATTGACCAAAGTTTGCATCCGATGCGCGATCGTCAGCCGCTCACGATCGTTCCTAATATGCCGTCGAATTCGGTTGGTGCGGAAGGTGACGTCGTTTTATCGATGGCGGATGGCACTTATTATCAAAAAGTTCAAGGAATCTGGACTGCTAATGGGGGTCCGGGAAATGGCGGTGGCGGAAGTGGAGCCGCCCAAACGGTTCGCAATATCGCAACACGGTGTCGCCACAATTATCAACTTTCGACAGCGGCCACTGCCGTTGGAAGCCGTACTTATCACCAAAATATGGGTGATGATGTTGCTAGCATTCAAGTCGTCATCGGTAACTGGATGGCGAATAACAATGGCGAATCTAACGGCCCGGCTCTTTCGACTGAGTACCTTGCGGTCGAATACCCTTCTGGCGTATACCACCTCGCGAAATGGAGCGGGGCGGATTTCACCACGTGCGCCGCAGGAGCGAATGTAATCACCGACCCCATCCCAGTCAGTTTACGACATGGGGACGGTTTTTGGGTGCATCGCGTTCAAATATTCCCATCGGACGTGCAAATCCCAGTGTCGGCAAATGCGGTCATTGCACCTTCTTCGGTGGAGCCAGTTGCCAGTTATATCTGGACGAATGCTCAGTGGACTGCCGTAACCGATGATCCGCGCGCTTTCGTATGCGGAACGGCTTTCACGGGCGGCGCAACGGGCGGTGCGTGGACGATCTATCCGCTGGCAGTTCTCGGACTGTCTAGCGTTCCGAGCGTGGTGATTTACGGTGATAGCCGGGCATCCGGGCGCAACGATGCGTCGAGTAATGTCGCTCAGCAAGTGGATTTTGGCTCTTGGGGTATGGGCGAAATCTGTCGTTCGCTTGGGCGCGCACTCCCCTATACGAATTGCGGGTGCGAGTCGGATACGATTCAATCGTTCGCGGCTAGCCATACACTACGGGCACAGCTTTCCCGATACCATACGCACGCGCATTTCCAATACGGTATCAACGATCTGACAGCAGGTCGGACGGAAGCGGTGATTCAGGCCGCACTGCAAACCGCCTATGGGTACGTTCCATCGCTGAAAGTATCTCAATCGACGATCCCTCCGGTGACGACTTCAACCGATTCGTGGGCAACGGTTGCGAATCAGACCGTTGCCGCGTCTAACGGGCCGCGTGCAGCATTGAATACTTGGATTCTGTCCAAGCCGGCCCCATTGTGGGCAGTATTTGACGTGGCGTCGGTGGTGGAAGATCCCAACAACCCCGGTAAGTGGCGGGGCACCGACTCTGTACCTGCAATGCCAGCCGCCATAACCAGTGACGGTACGCATGAAACGCCCTATGCTTATCAAATGATACAGCGCGCGGGCGTGATTGATCCCACGCTGTTTGTTTAACTTTTATAGGAGTACTTTGAAATGGCAAAACTAATCGGCGCGAAGGGCGGGTCGAGCGCACCCAAGGGCGGTGGAAAGATCGTTTCGACGACTCGCAACGGTTCGATGATGAAGCAATCGAGCGGCCAAACGAAGGACGTGGTCGGGCAGAATGTCGCGAACGCATCGACTCCGTCGAAGTCGGGTCCGAAAGCTTCCGGCGGTTCGACTGGTAGCTCGCCGTCGCTGCAAAAGACGTTCAGCGGCGCGGATCGCGCGGGCGATGCGGCTAGCGGCCTCGGCGGCGGTCACAAGCTCGGTTGCCATTATGGCAACAAGTAAGGGCATCCCTAAGATCGCGTTGCAGCAGCCGAAGGGAATGACGGTACCGAAGGCCGAAACGCCTAAGTTGCCGTTGATCGATAAGCGGCAAAGCGTCGGCCGCTCGAACGTGACCAAAACGCGATGGTCACCGCCCGCTTCGGTCAAAAAGATGGGAAACCATTGAGAACAGCCCGCACTGCGCGGGCTGTTTGTTTTAACGCTCGGCCCATCGAACAAACTTGCCGAACAGCAGTAAAAAGATGAGCGAAATCAGTCCGATAATTCCGCCTCCGATAACTGCGTTCGCGATATCGAGAGCGTTAACGTTTTCGCATCCTGGGCCGGGATATTCTCGCTCTGTAGCTTGGAATCGAGCAGCCGGGGAGCTATCCGCAATTGGGGGCCGCTGGCTTTGTGAGAGGCTTTCGATTCGCGCCTTATAGGCTCGGCAATCATCCGCCTTGCTGCTTGCGCTCATGCCGATAGAGCCGGCCATAGCCGCCCCGCCAATCAGCAGCGCAATCACTATCGCAGGAATTCGCATGTTTTCTCCTAAGCGTTAGAAAGGGATATTATCGGCTGCTCAAAATAAAACGCAATGGCAGTGAACAAGATTTCCAAGCTCACCTGTTGATATGTCAGTCGCATGGGATTATCCTACAAGCTCAACCGTTCGGGAGGTATGGGATATGGCTAAGTTGAGCACGAAACAACGCAAAGCGATGCCGCAGTCCGAGTACGCGCTTCCGGGCAAACGATTCCCGCTTAATGACGCGAGCCACGCCCGGAATGCGATTTCCGGTGCCACGCGCGCCGAACATGCGGGCAATATCACTCCGGCGCAAGAAGCCACGGTTAAGACCAAGGCGAACGCTAAACTGGGAAATCATTAAAATGAGCACACCCGCTGAAACCGCCCCGCAAATCCAAGCCGCTCAGCCGGCCGCCGCTCCGGTGAATCCGTTCCAGCCGCAAATCGACGCGCTCGAAAATGCAGCCGATGTGCTCGAAAAGGCTGGCGAAACGGGAGCAAACGAGCAGCCGGCCGAAATCAGCGCGCACGAAAAGGCACTGACGTTCATCTTTGACAACCTCGCGAGCGTCGAAGCGATGGGCAACGGCGAAATTCGTGCCGTTCTCGATCAAGCGAAAAAGCTGGCGGCCGGGTGATGGACTTCTCGCCGCGCGATGTTGTCAGCGCGGACGTAGGCGCGTATCTGTCGAGAACGGAGTTTATCTCCAGTCCCGACGACGAGACGAAAGTCATTACGCGCCACGTCTCGCGGTTCGATGGCTTGGTTGATTTGGCCAAGTCCATGTCGAACGAAGGTGTCCACGGGTCGAAAGAAATGCGACTCGTCGGTTTATACCCTCCGCATATGCCCGAAATCTGTTGCAATGCATGGGGGATCACATGGGAAGAGTTTTGGTCCGATCCGAAGTGGATCAAGAAAATGTTGGCCGATCCCATGTTCGCGGACTTCCGCATCGCGCCGGGCGCGTATTAAGGAACCAATGTGGCCAATTCCAATATCCAGAATTTCGACGACTTGATTGCCGCAGCTAATAAGTGGCTCAAGAGACAGGACTTGGCCCCATTGATGGGCAACTTCGTTCAGATGGCTGAAGAGTATTTCGACAATTTGAACGACCTCGCCCAAGTCAACGCCCGGCGCACTTCGTTCGTCATCACCCCATCCCAAGCCGTATTTGCGATGCCATCGGACTGTAAACAGCCGATTCAAGCGTATTACGCCGGCCGCCCGCTGGATTTCTTCCCGATTGGATGGGAGTCGCAATACGCCGGTGGCACGGTTCCGATGATTGCGCACGGCTATCAAATCATCGGAAACAACATCAGTTTGAGCGTTCCGCAGTTAGGTCAAATTTTCCAACTGGATTATTACCAAACACTCGAAGGGTTGTCCGATACAAACGAGTCGAATTGGTTGCTTGAAGATAGCCCGACCGCTTATTTGGCTGGAACTCTTTACGAAGGGTTCAGCTATGTTCGCGATTACGAGAAAGCGCAATATTGGCAATCGAAGCGCGACAACGCGATTGCGGTATATGTCGATAACGACGTTTCGAGCCGCTTTCCTTCCGGTCAACTCACCATTCGGGCGGGCTAAATGCCGGGCGCAGGAACTTTCATTCCGTTCAAAGGATTCACGCCGTCAGTTGATCCGACTGTACCGGGCGCGATTCTAAACTGTTCGAATTTGGTCCCGACACTTCGCGGCATGCGCGCTGGGGCGAGCGCGACTCCATTCGGCAATCCCGCATTCCCGGCAGCGACTACCGGTGCAGCAACGGTTGAACTTCTGACCGGAGCGAATCGAACGCTGGTCGGCACTGGCACCGATCTGTTCGAAGTCAGCGGTCATACGAATACGAACGTCAGTTCTACAGCTGGGGTGTATACGGGCGCTGCCAATCGCTGGCGCTTCGTCCAATTCGGCAATGCTACTGTGGCCACTAACGGGGCCGACGCGCTGCAACAGTCAATCAGCAGCGGGAATTTTACCGCGATTGGCTCCGTGTTGTCTGCCACGGTTAAAGTTGTTGGCACCGGCTATACGAGCGCGCCTACCGTGGTCTTTGCGCCTCCTGCTAAAGGCGGTCGGGCTGCGACGGGCACCGCTTCCATTGCTAGCGGGGCGGTTAGCGGCATCACCATCGACGATCCCGGTGAAGGTTACGCATACGATGAGATTCCCCCAATAACGTTTAGCGGCGGGGGCGGTTCGGGCGCTGCGGCCACGGCAGTGATGCAGAGCGCGCCGATTGCGAACATTCTGGAAGTTGTGCAAGGTTTTGTGTTTGCTCTCGGGACGAGCGATCCGGTTAATGGATCGCGCCCACATGGTTGGTGGTGTTCGGGCTTGTACGATCAGACGAATTGGACGCCGGATCAAGCGACACAGTGCGAAAACGGGATCATCGTCGACCAGCCAGGTCCGATCACGGCAGGTAAAGCGCTCGGCACGAACATCATCGTGTACAAGGCGCAATCGATGTTCTATGGCGTATATGAAGGGCCGCCGGTGGTATGGGCGTTCAATCAGATCAGCCCGATTGTTGGTACCCCAGCGCAGGAATGCGTCGTTCAAGTGGGGTCGGTGCATTATTTCCTTGGCACCGACAAACAGGTTTACGTTTTCGATGGCACGATTCCGCAGCCTATCGGAGACGAAGTCCATGATTGGCTGTCATCGACCTGGTCCTCAACTTATCAAGCGAACGTGCAATCGTATCACGATGAGCCGAATTCGCTGATATACTGGTACTTCGCAAGTTCGAATAGCCAAGGGGCCATTGACACTTGTTTGGTATATAACTACCGCACTGGTAAGTTCGGTCGCGCTGATCTGGCCGTTGAGTGTGTCGTTCAGGCGATTTCCGGTCAAATTACGTGGGATGACATGGGCTCATTGCCCGGTGTTTCCACATGGGATACGCTTCCGCAGATTCCTTACAACTCGTCGTATTGGACTCAGTCAGCGCCAGCACAGGGATTTGTCGACACGACTCACACGCTGCAAGGCTTGAACGGAGTCGCTGGCGCGAGCAGTTTGACGACTGGGTGGATGGGTGACGATTACAGCTATACGGATTGGCTGGGCTTCGTTCCGCGGTTTATGCAAATCCCATCGACCGCCACCGGAACGGCGTACACCCAATCGCAACTCGGGATGAACCAAAGTCCGCAGAGTTGGCCCATCGGTCCGTATTACGATGGCGAATTGGCATGTGATTTTTCGTCACGTTATTGCCAAGTCACGATGGAATTCACGGGCAACCACGAAATATTGGGCGCGACTCCTCGCGTTGCGCCTTCGGGAGAAATTTAAGTGCCGACTACACAACTGCCTGATCCCAATCGGATCGGTCATCCGAGCACTGTTCAGGCTCTAGTTAAGCCGCTCGTATCGTGGCTGCAACTGGCCCAGCAGCAGGTCAATCGACTCTCGTCCGGTTCAATAAGCGGTTCAACGACTGCATCGACCTCACCGCCGCCCGATAATTCGGTTACGCTCTATGCGCAGGGTGATTTCATCCGCAACTCAGCCCCGACGCTTGTAGGTTCGGCGGGATCGCAGTACGTGGTCATCGGTTGGATTTGCACGGCCGGCGGAAAGCCGGGAACGTGGGTTCCGTGCCGGTGCTTAACTGGAACTTAAAATGCTCACGAACATGCGTGCGATTGCACCGATCGATTTGTCGAAAGTTTGGCCGGAAATCCGTCACGAAGTTGCCGAAATCGAAGCGCCGGACGGTTTCATTCCCGAAGACGCTTACGCCATGTGCAAGTCTGCTCAAGCGTCGTTGTTCTTTCTGGAAGTCGAAGGCAAGCGCGTCGGATGGATGATCTGTCGACTGCTCGGTGCCGATCTGCATATCTGGATGGTCAGGGCTGAAACCGGCTATGATGTGCTGCACACTTTCCGCGGTGAACTGATGCAACTCGCGCGTAGCGCGAATGCAACGAAGCTCACCTACGGCTCGACTCGTAAAGCATGGGCCAAGGTCGCACCGGATCACGGATTTTCGATTCGCATGGTGGTATATGAATGCCCGGTCGAACCGCTGCACGTATGCGGAAATGGCGCATCGATCCCGAATATTGCCATCGATGACGGTGCGCCGGATAACGATAAACACGCCACTCACTGAGGTACTGATCCGCTGTTGCTTAATGCACAGCAATCAACGATAATCGGCCCCAATAGCCTACTTACAGCGGCTCGCTTATACGCGAGCCGTTTTGCTTTGAGGAACCGATTATGTCCAGTGGCGGCAGTGGTGGCAGCACCACAACGACGACTGAATTGCCTTCGTGGGCGCAACCCTACGCACAGCAACTGTTGCAGCAAGGGTCGGCGCTGTCGCAGCAATCCGTTCCGCAGTATACCGGACAAGAAGTCGCGGGCCTCAGTTCTACGCAGAATGCCGGACTGAATAACTTGAATTCGTCCGCGAACAACGGTCAACTCATTGCGAATGAGGCAAACGGGTTCGCCCAGCAGCAAGCGGCATCGAGCGCTCCCGCGATCAGCAATCCGTATACCGGCAATGTGACCGCTTCCACTGCTGCGAATCAATATGCGGACGCTTCGAACAATCCATACTTGAATAGCGCGGTAAACGCTTCGAACCAAGCGATTACCCAAGCATACAATAGCGTCACCGCTCCGACCACGCTCGCGCAGTTCCGTGACGCGGGCGCATTCGGCGGTTCGGCCCAGCAGCAAGCCACGTCGAACAACGAGTACCAACTCGGCAACGCGCTGTCGAACAACACCGCGAACATGGAGAACTCGGCATACAATACTGCCGCCTCCGTGGCCTCGCAGAACGCAGCGCAACAGAATGCGGTCAATCTGTCGAATCAGGCAATTGGCACGAATGCGAACAACGCGTACAACTCGCAGCTATCGAGCAACTATTTCAACAACGGCTATCTCGACAACTCGGCTTTGCAAACCGCGGCAAGCGCGAACAATACCGCCGGCAGCTTGGCAAACACTCAGCTTACCGGCGGCGCGACGGAGCAGCAAAACACGCAGGATCAATTGAACGCCGCGTACCAGCAATGGTACAACCAGGTCAACCAGCCGTATGCGAATCTGTCGACGCTTTCGAGCGCTCTGTCGGGCGCGCTCGGGTCGGGTGCAGGTACTTCGCTGAGTCAGACCAATCCGGGCTCGTCCAACACGCTAGCATCGCTGCTCGGCCTTGGGGCTACCGGCGCGGGCTTGTATGGCGCTCTTTCGGGTTAAGGGGAAATCAATGAGCAGTCAAAGCAACGGAAACAGCGAAATCCCGCAAAGCGTCACGAGCCCCGTCACCAATGTGGGTAGCTCCAACATGGGCAATTTCAGCACCGGGCTTGGTTCGGTCGATCCGAATACGGGATTGAACGGACTGAACGGGTCTCTGATGGGTCCGAACGCTGGCACGTTGCCGAACGGATTTGCCACGGCAAACGGCGCGTCGAGTAATTATGTTCCGACTGGCAGCGGTATTTCTCAAGGCGCGCTGAACGGCAATTTGTCGTTTTCCATGCCCAGTTCGAGCACGTCGCAACTTAATTCGCAAGCGCTGTCGAACGCGCTCGCGACTGGGGCGAAAATATCCGGTTCGACAGGTTCGACGGGTACGGGTACGCAGCGGCTTCCGACTGGGAATGCGCATGTGACGACGAAACCGACTCAATTCCAAAGCCCGATTACGGACTTTGCGGGGTCGAACGGCGGTTCGCAAGCGGGTAGCGCTCTGCTCCAACTGCTGGCTAAATATCATCCGGGGGCACAATGAGTTCGGGCGGAAACCAATCGGCTTCGAATCAAGTCAACACTGCTGCGATGCAAGCTCGGCCGATTATCGGCAAGTTGGCGAGCGGCATCGCTCCCGCGTCAAGTATCACCAATTCGCTCCCCGATGCGGGCCTCGCTGGCGCGCTTACGGGCGGCTCTGCTACTGGCGCAGCAGCGGGCGCGCTTGCTCCGAGTTCGATTGCAGGAAGCGGCGCGTTGTTCGGGCCGGCCGCTGGAATGGGCTCCGGTCTTGGAGACTTGGCGGCGAATTCCGGTACGCTGGGCTCCGCAGCGGGCGGCCTAAGTTCGGCATGGGGCGGACCTCTCGGGATCGCGGGCAACGTCGCGGGCGGTTTGCTTCAAGGCACTGTAAGCCCGACTCACTCGGGTAACAGCGCGGGTAACATCGGCGGCGCTGCACTGAAAGGCGCGGGCACCGGTGCGGCTATCGGCTCGATCGTGCCGGGCGTCGGAACCGCGATTGGCGGCGTCGCTGGCGGCTTGCTTGGCGGTTTGAGCACGTTGTTTTAAGGGATTACTATGGCTGGCCTTCTCGACGATCTGGCGAACGCGTATGGCACTGCTGGCTCTGGCATCGGCCAAGGGCTGGGCAGTCTGTTGTCGCTGATTCGCGGTAATCCGACTCAAACGCTGGGCGGCGCGATGAGTCAAGACACTCCCGCGTTCATCAACGCGCAAGCGAATCAAAATCCGTCGATCATTCCGATCAGCGCCGCAGAAGCAGCCGACGCGCAAGCCCAGCAAGGGCAAAGCGCGCCCGGAGCCGATCCTAGCCAAGTGGCGGCCATCACGGCGGCTCAAATTGCAGCGCGGCAAGGCAATCAAGGCGCAGCCCTGCAAGCCGCCGCGCCCGCTGCCACCGATCCGGGTTTGCAATCGGCCAGCGTCCCCGACACTACTGTGGCCAATGTTAATGCCACCGCAGGTTTCCCTTCGCCTTCGGATTACAATTCCGATGGCACTCAGGCTTCTCCGGGCGCAAGTGCGTCGTCGGGACAGGGTGGGCTTCTTACTGCTCTGGCGGGGGCTAGTCAGGATGCCGCACAAGACCCTGTGAAGGCGAAGGGTCTTTTGTCCACATTGGGTGATACGCTTGGCGAAGTCGGCGGTCACCTCAAGAGCTTGTCACCGGCTGCGTCGCAAGGCTTGCTTGCAGCCGGCCTGTCGTTGCTCGGCAATAATGACGGTACTCGCAATTTGTCCCAATTGGTCGGAGGTGCGGGTGCGGCGGGCTTGAACCAATATCAAGCGGTCACGCAAAATCAGATTCAGAACACTCTTGCGCGCCAGAAGCTCGCCCAAGACCTTGCCGAAAAGCAAGCGACGAACGCGACCGCAAACTACAACGCTGTGACGGAGCGTCAGAAGGCGTTGAACAGTCCGACTCAAGTTGAGCCGGGCAACGGAGTCATTACCCCGGCGATGATCGCTAACGGCCAGAGCCCGCAAGTGCTGACCGGACCGGGCGGCACTTTGCCAGTCGCTGGCTCGCGCGACTATCAGGATGCGCAAGGCAACACGTTCACGCAGAATATCGACAAGTTCGGACAGCCGGTCGGCGCTCCGATTCCGAAATCACTCGTGAATACCGGGCCGCTTCCGGCAGATCGTCTGAAAGTTGTTAATACTGCCCAAGCCGAAGCCGCGAATCAGGCACATCAAGCGCAAATGACCGCCAATTGGATTCAGCGCTTGTCGCCCACGATGACTGATCCGACAACCGGTCAGCAAGTGCCGAATCCGAATTATGTAAGCGTGCCCGGCGGTATCGCGGCGCAAGGTCAGGATATTTGGACGAAGCTCACGGGCGATCAAACGACCGGCCAGATTCTTCGCAATCAAATGCGTCAACAAACGTACCAAGATTATCTCGCCACGTGGAAGCCGGGCATAGGCGGTCGCTTGACGAATACTGACGTCCAGTTGCTCAAAAGCGGGATGCCGCCGGATACGGCGAGTGGTTCCACGTGGGGTAAGTTCTTGCAAAGCTACGGCAAGCTCCAAGCCGACGTTGCGAACCAAGCTCAACGGCAAGCGACGTACCTATCGCAGAATCGCGGCGATATGTCCCCACTGGCCGCGCCGCTGACGTTCAACGGGATGACTTTCCCCGCAGGTACGACCTACGCGCAAGTCAGTGCCGGATTAGGGGGTACCCCGGCGCAGCAATCCGGGCAGAATGGCGCATCTGGCGGCACGCAGGGAGCGCCCGTCGCTAATCCGCAACTGGTCTCGCTGGCCAAGAGTCGAGGACTGAAACAAGATGCAAACGGCCGCTGGTACGTCCCCAAGTAATCTGAGCGATTCCGATCTAGCCGATCTGTTGAACAGCGGCGGGGCTGCGGCCTCGCCCGCTGGCGCTCCCTCGTCTGCGCCGAACACGTTCACCTCGGCAATCAACGGCAACGAGTCGAGCGGCGCATCCGATGCGACTGCGGGTATCGTCAATCCGGCTTCCGGCGCGCGCGGGAATATGCAGGTCATGCCGCGCACCGCTGCTGATCCGGGCTTCGGCGTATCGCCTTCGAATGGAACGCCCGAAGATGACGCGCGCATGGGGCGGCAGTACTACAACGCCCTGAACTCCCATTTCAAAGACCCAACAATCGCGGCGATGGCCTACGATTGGGGTCCGGGCAATGTGGACAAGTGGCTCAAGAGCGGCGCTGATCCGTCGAAAGTGCCGAATGAAACGCTCGCCTATGCGCTGAACTTCAATCAGCAAACGGGGGCAGGTCAAAGTGCGTCAGCAGCGAAGCCGCAGGACACCCAATCGACCGTTCCTGACTTCGACGCAATCGCCAAGCAGTATCCGGGGGCAAGTGTCGGTGCCGGCGATGAAACCAACCCGCTCGTGGCGCTCGGCGCGGGGCTCGGCCGTGGCGTGCAAAAGACCGCGCTCGGGACTCAATCCCTTGTGGGTAAAGGTCTGAGCGCAATTGGGGCAACTGGCGCGGGCAACTGGCTGCAACAGGATGCTGCAACGGGCAACGTCCAAGGCCAGAAAGACGTGACCGCTAATGGCGGCAATACGCTCGCGGGGGAAACTGGACAGTTCATCGGTCAAGTCGCGCCGGCTTTGGTAGCCCCGATGAGCGTCGGCGGTCAAGCGGTCGCGGGCGGCATTCTCAGCGCGGGCGATGCCTCGCTCAATGGCGGTAACGTCGCTCAATCGGCCGTTGAAGGGGCAGGCTTGGGCGCGGGCGGCGCAGCCCTCGGGCATATCCTTGGCGCAGCAGCGGAAGCCGCTAAGGTGCCTATCACCGATTTTATCAATCGACTGAAAGGCGGCGAGCCAGCAGCAACTAAGATCATCCAGAACATGCTTGGCGATCAAGCGGACACGGTGATCCAGAACTTGCGTCAGAACTCGGACGAAATCATTCCGGGGAGCCTACCGACTGCTGCGGAAACTGCGAACAATACGACGATCAGCGCAGCCCAGCGCGCGCTTCGTAATACGCCGGAAGGCCAAGCGGAATTCAGCGCGCGTGATGCGCAGAACAATGCAGCCCGCTTTCAGGCTGGCCAAGACGCGGTGGGGCCGAGCGCGAGCAATTCCAATCCGGCGATGATGGGGCCGGGGCTGGAAGCCGAACAGCAAGCGTTCACGCAAGCCCAAGCCCAGCGCATTGCGCAAGGTCAGTCCGAAGTTGCGCCGGTGACGCAAGCGCAAGCGGATGCGATGCAGACGCCGGAGTACCAAACTGCTATCAACGCGGCACGTCGCGAGGCAGCGAACTCAGGCGTCGGCTCGTTCGATCAGCAATCCGCCACTATCAACCAAGGGTTGGCCGATCAAGTAAGTCAATTGGCTGGCACGCCCGATAGCTTGGAGCAATTGCGAGGCGCACGTCGCACCCAAGGCACTGACGATTATGCGGGAGTCGCCGGTCAAGTAGGCGCGGATACTCCCGCGTTCGCTGATCTGGAAGCGCGGCCGGGTTTCAATCTGGCGCTGCGCCGGGCGGCAGGGATCGAAGACAACTTGCAAGGGTCCGCAGCCCGCGAGCCTTTCACCACAGAAGGCGGCACGCGCTCGCTCGCGATGAACCCGGATGGCACGCTGAACTGGGTCGAGCAGCCGGGCAATCGCATGGTCGATGCGGGCATTTTGCAAGGCGCGCGCAGCGAACTGTCCGACATGGCCAACGAGGCAGCGCGCGCAGGTCGGGCGAAAGCGGCGGCAGGCTACCGCGCCACGTTGGACGCGGTCGACGGCTTCCTCGGCAACCCGGAACATGTGGGTAACGATATCGCGAATTCGTTCAATACGGCTCGCGCGAACTATGCTGCCAATTCGGTACCCATCGATCAACAAACGTTCCTGCAATCGAAGCTCGCAGGTGCGGTCAACAACCTGACAGGGGAGGCGAATCCTACCGCCCTGAATTCGACGATCAATGCGGTGCGTCGCGATCAGTTGAAGCCGGGATTGCGGCCCGCTGATCGGATCACGCCGGATCAGGTCAATCAGTTGCAGCAGATTGGTCAGCAAGCACAGCGCGCGCCGGGTAACATGCTCGGGCTCGACGCACAGGGGCAGGAACTGATTCGTCAGCAATTGACCCAGCGGGCGATGGGCGGCGATCAGTCTGCGGTGCGAGCGCTTGGCGACTTCAACTCGTACCTGAGCGGCCAATCGCCGGGCTATGCAGCGGCGATCAACGGGCAAGCCACTACCGGTCTGAGCCTCGCATCGCGCCAGAACCTCGCGAACGTACTTGATAAATTGTCGCAATCGGCGAATAATGCGTCTGGCGAACCGCAAATCGCGTACAGCACGGCAAAGGCAGCGCTGCGTAACGCGAACTTGCAAGGGCCCCAAGCACAATACGGTGACAGCCTGCTCAAAGATTTGCAGCGCTCGACCACAGCTAATGCTTCGCTCGGCGCGGCCGGATCGCAGACCGCCGCTAACGAAGCCTTGAAGCAATCCGGGCTGCTCAAGGTGCTTGGCCACGGAATTGACGGTGGCACGGTCGGCGCTATTGCTGGCGAAGGCTCGTTGCATGGCCTCGGGGCGATTCCGGGTGCGCTTGCTGGTAAGGTCATCCAGTCTGCGCTGAAAGAAGCGAATGGCCGCACTGTCAAGGCCGCAATCGATCTGTTCACCAATCCTAAAAAGATGGCGGACGTGCTCGAAAAGTACAAGAGCAATCCGAAAGCCGGAAAAGCGTTCTTGGACGCTCTGAAAGCAAAAGCATTGAAGGGCGGTCGCGCCGGAGTGATCGCGGTTCAATCGTATCAAGCACTTACGTCTCAATAAGGGGCTATCATGCCGGTACCGACAAGTTTCGACGATATCTCGACTGACCCGACCGCGAACTCTCCGCTCGGAACGGAGACCGTCGGTACGGATATGAACGATTACTTCCAAGCAGCATATTCGTTCATCAAGACTTTGTACCAGGGCGGCATTGTTCCGACCGGCGCGGTCAATCTCAATAGCCAGAAGTTGACCAATGTGGCGACCGGGACTGTTGCTACCGATGGAGTGAATTTCGGACAGTTGCAAGGTTATGTGCCACTGGCGGGAGGAGTCACCCTTACCGGGCAGGTTACGTTCAACACACCGAATGTGACTGCGATGACCATCAAGGCTGGCACCGCGACCGGTTTGATTGTGCAGAGTGCAAATCAAATCGGGATAGAAGTGGACGGAAGCGCGGGCGCGACTGGCGGCAACATCAAAATGATCGACAACACGGGCAGCAAGACGATTCGATCCGTCCTTAACCAACTCCAAATCGTCAATAATGCGTTCACTGCCGGCATTTTTACAATCGACGACGCAGGCAACACTACAGCGAACGGTAATGTGATTGCCTTCTCGGATGAGCGTTTGAAAGAGAATTGGCGAGACCTCGGGGACGATTTCGTAGAACGACTAGCCAATCTCAAGGCCGGCATATTCGATCGCATCGATATTAAAGCGACGCAAGTAGGGGTCGGTGCGCAATCGCTACAGGAGTTTTTGCCCGAAGCCGTGAACGAGAATCTGGACGGAGTCTTAGGAGTGGCATACGGGAATGCCGCCCTCGTGGCTTGCGTAAAGTTGGCTCAACGAGTGCTTGAACTGGAGCGACAGTTGCTCGGCGGACGATAACATGTATACTCATTATCGCGGTACGACTTTCCAGTTTGCCGGTCAAGTTCAGAATGAGGGAAAAGTTCAGGATTTGACCGGCTGCACGATTACTGCCAACGTGTATAACCGCGCGGGCACCGTGTTGATCGGAGCCCTCGCAGTTGATATTCTTCAACCGACTTTGGGTGTTATTTCGGTCGGCTATCCACAAGGTACTGGCAATTGGCCGGTCGGAAGTGCCAGAATTGACGCTTTATTCACGTTCTCTGATGGCAGCACATTGGCCTCCGATCCCGATTATTTCCGCATTCTGCAAACTCCTGTGGTGGGCTAAATGGCGATTCGACTGATCCTCACAGATGGCAACGGAGTGCAGGGACTGACTGCGACTTTCGGGGCAGTGATCCAATCGGACGTAGTTGCGACTCATGCTGATCGGGTTGCAGCGGACGCGGACGCTGCTGCCGCTGCTGCATCGGCTACGGCAGCGGATAGTTCAGCTACGGCAGCAGCCAACTCACAGAATTCCGCAAGCGGATTTGCCACAAATGCGATGAATTCGGCAAACGCGGCAGCAGGTAGCGCGACGGCCGCTAATACCTCTGCGACGAATGCTAGCGGCAGTGCTTCTGCTGCTCTGGCCAGCCAAAATGCTGCGGCAACCAGTGAAACGAACGCTTCCGGGAGCGCCACTGCTGCTGCTGCCGACGCTGCTGCTGCTGCGACTAGCGCATCGGATGCAGCTTCCACGCTTGCGAATGCGCTGACCAAGCAAAATAATCTATCCGATGTGGCCAATGCTGCTACTGCAAGGACGAATCTCGGCCTCGGCACCGCTGCACAGTTCAATACCGGCACGAGTGGCCCAGAAATTCCGCTGCTCAACGGCACTAACACGTGGTCCGGTGGCAACACGTTTGGGGATGGAGTAACCGTCCAAGGCGGCGCAGGAGTCGATTCGCTAACTGCTTCGGGTACAGTGTCAGGTCAAACGGTCGACGCGGGGGCGCTTAATGTCACTGGCGCTATCACTGGCGTTCCCGGCCGTTTGCTGAACATACAGATATTCTCAGCAACTGGCAATTACACCCCAACTCCGGGCTTTCAAGGCGCGATCGTCGAACTGCAAGCGCCGGGCGGCGCTGGGGGAGGTTGCCCGACAACCGGCGCATCGCAAGCGAGTGTCGGCGGTGGCGGTGGCGCGGGCGGCTATTGCAAACTGTACATGACCGCCGCTCAGATTACCGCCGCGCTCGTATCGGGTTCGATTCCCATCACAATAGGCTCGAACGGGACGGGCGTTCTCGGTAATACAGGAAATGCCGGCGGCAATCTAGTTTTCGGTTCCGTAGTTACGTGCACGGGTGGGAACGGAGGCGCTATTCAAGGGCCGGCAGCTGTTGTTTCAATTGCAGGAGCGACTGGAGGTGGAGTCGCGCTCACGGCCGGTGCCGCCACGGCGCTTATTGCAACTTCCGGGGCACCCGGTAGCGGCACAACGTTAGGGCAGAATCCAGTGACGGGTTATTTTGCTGGCAATGGCGGCGATTCGTTTATGGGAACTGGCGGCCTAGGTCGTCCGGCTGCAACTGGCGGCGCGGCTTCCGGTGCGGGTGCGGGCGGTGGCGGAACTGTTCTTGGTGCCTCACAATCCGCATTGGCCGGCGGCAATGGCGGCGTTGGTCGCGTGATCGTTTGGGAGTTGTCATGATCCCCGCAAGCGGTCAATTGGCAATGAGCACGATTGCCGCTGAATTTGGCGTATCGGCTGGCGTCGGGGTCGCTTCGTTCAACTTGGGGCACCCGTTCTGTCGGGCTCTAGCAAACATTGCGAGCGGTCCTATCAGCTACGGTAACTTGCGAGGACGAAGCGGCAGTATAACAGCCACGGCCGACTTTGTGATTGGGCCGGGTGGGCAAATCACGTATCCGTTCAGCAATTCCGTTTTCTTCAATAATGGAGGCGGCCCGCTATATGGGCTTTGGACCGCGGAAACTGGAGGACAGGAAGTTCTCCAATCAGCGTTATACTTTTCGGGCACTCCCCCGACTTGGCAAGGCAATATTATTTTGACCAATGAGACCACGGGAGTATCGAACGTTTTGTACCCGGATTTGCAAGCTGGCCCGGCACTACAGTGGCTTTCTGCCACTGGGCAAACATTTCCGTTCGGAAACTTTAACGCGACCTACTTCATTCGTCCGACCTTGTAAGCAACAGCGAAATTGTTGATTTAGCGGCACATACTCGGGTACCATTCGCGAGAAGCAACAGTTTAACTATCCGGGGATACCATGCCGACCACCGACGAATTGCACGCGGCCGACCAACAACACGCTGCTGCCATCGCCGCTATCGAGTCACGGCTCACAGGACATGACACCATGTTGGCACGTCACGAAGCTCATTTGAGTAAGATGGATGAAACCATCGCAGTGATTCGCGAAAATATGGGCCGCGTGGCCACGAAAGACGATATCTCCGATCTGCGTCGCGATATCACGCAGAACTACAGTCAACAGCTTGCCGCTGCACAAAGTTCCATTCCGGCCAAATTCGCCGCAGCGTTCGGCGGGATCGTTGCCCTGATCGCAGTCCTCAGTTTCGCCGTGCAGCACTTCAAGTAATGAACTCCCAAGAGCAATACGACTTCGTGAATGACCGAATCGATCACACTGACGATCGAGTCGATGCATTGACCGAACGTGTGCTCAATCTTGAAGCAGACAAGGAAGTCAAGAAGGCCCGCACCTTGGAATATGTGGTCATCTTCCTGATCCTCGTCGAAATCGCCCAAGGCTGCATCACGTACTTCCATCATGGCTAAACTTTCGCCTTACGTCCTACGGGCGTATATGACGTTCCGCGATCCCAAGTTTTTCTTGATCGTTCTGATCGCGTTTATTCTCGGCTCGATGTTCGCTCATACCCAATTTGCGTATGATTCAGATTTCGGTCTGACGAACATGATCCTATCTATCGAAGCGTCGACCGCAAGTGCCGTCTTGATGATGGTCGCAGAACGAACCGCGGCGCAACAGGATGAAATGGCGCGAGTGCAACGTGAGCAGTTGGCCACATTGATCGAGATGGCCCAGCTATCCCGCCAATCGCTCCAAGACCAGGTCGATCTGCTGCGTGAGATTCGCGCGAATGACCAAATGCTGCTTGAGTTCATCCGAGGCCAAAAATGACTCTTTGGCACGTGACTTTCATCGACCACTCGACAAAGCAGCTTATCGAGACGACAGTTGGTCGCGCGCCGGATCGAGTTGCTGCGGTACTTGGGGCGCTTGATAAAGTTCCCAACAAGTACTATCATGACCCCATCATCGTTGTTCCAGAGTATTTGCACTGATGCCAGTTATAACCGCAGCCCGCGCCGGTAGCCAGAATCGCGTTGCTTTGCTCGCAGCGATTACCATGTCGGAGCTAGGTGCGGCTCTGATAAATGGCTCGGACAGCGGCTACAACGTACTGGTCGGGTCAACGCCTTCTGCGATTCATACGTTCCATAGCTACGCCGATCACCCGCGCATTCGATGTGCCGCGCTTAATTCAGACGCAGCCGGCGCGTATCAGATCATGTCGAAGTGGTGGCCGCATTACAAGGCGCAATTGGGATTGCCCGACTTCGGGCCGCTTTCGCAAGACTTGTATGCGATTCAGCAGATGCGCGAGCGCAAGGCCCTCCCCTTCATTGATGTGGGCAATCTGTACGCCGCGGTCGCTCAGATCAATAACATTTGGGCGTCGCTTCCCGGATCGCCCTATGGTCAACATACCAATTCGATGGATTTTATCGAAGCGGCCTATACCGCAGCAGGAGGAACCCTCAAATGAGCACGCCCGATTTTTTCATCCATATTTACGCATGGCTCATGTCCGATTGGACTCACCCGATCGTGGCCGCAGCCGCATTTACCGCGGTCACCCCGACCCCGAAAGCGGGAACGTGGTTGGCTCATGTGTATAAAGTTGTCGACGCTCTCGCGTTGAACGTTCTGCATGCGAAAGCTACCGGGGTGAGCCCGCAAGCGCTCGCGGAGCAGATTGCAGTTTCGTTGATCCAGAAACAGGCGACGCAAACCGCACCCGTGTTGTCCAACCCCGAAGTGAAACCCGCCGTTCTATCCGATAAGGTGCAACTATGAAGAAGTATCTGTGTAGCGTGGCCGCGGTCGCGGCTATTGCCGGGGCGCTTGCGCTCGGCGCTTGCTCAAGCATTCCGAACGTTCAGCAACAATTCGTCAGCGCTTGCGGCGTTGTGAATGCTGACCTGCCGCTGATCGCTCAACTCCCTGTTGCGCAAGCCGACCGCGACTTCATCACGAAGACTCTGTTGCCGGCCAACGAAGCGCTGTGCACGAGTGTCGCGAATGCGAAGTTGAACGCAACGGACTTGAAAACGTTCCACGATCAACTGCTGCCCGCTGCCGTCGCCATCGTGAACGCGTTGCCGCCGACTCCGACCCAGCAAGCCGCAATGCTCGCGCTCGTGACCATCGGCCCGATCGTTCAGCAACTCGTCGACAGTTTGATCGTCGTGGTCGCCCCGACCCCGGCCAGCGCGCCCGCTGCTGCTTCGGCTCCCTTGGCGGCTTCCGGCGCATAATGAGCCCGCGTGATTTCGCGCTGATCGCGCAAGAGAGCTATTTCGCAAAGCCGGATATAGGCAATGCGGATAGCGCCTCTCGCGCGATTCTACGAGATACCCCGGAAGGGCTAATTGTGGCTTTTCCGGGCTCGGACAATCTGGACTGCTGGGTCCATGATTTCGACGCGCTGCCAATCACAATCGACGGTATCGGTCGTGTGCATCAAGGTTTCTGGAACGCGTGGAATCAGATCGGTCAAGAAGTGCTAGACCGGACGATTGGCAAGGAAGTGATTTTGGTCGGCCATTCGCTGGGTGCGGCGATGGCGATTATGGCTGCTGCATCCTATGTGGTCAGCAATCGGCCACCGCTCGCGATCTACGCTTTCGAGCCGCCGCGCACCAGTCCAGACGTGAATCTGACCAGTCTGCTCTTGAAAGTACCGGCTTATCTGTACCAAACGGGGAATGATTTGGTGACGGACGTGCCTGAATTTTGGCATCATCCGGCACCTTTGATTCACATAGGCAAACCGCACCTTCCGATCCCGAACGTGCAGGATCACATGATCGGCGCGGTTCTCAGAGCCCTGTCTTAGTAAGCCTTCCCGCCTTCCTTTTCGCGATTCTCGGGCTTGTGGTCGAGGCGCTTCGTGTTGAACTCCAGCTTCTCCGCGATAGCGCCGCCCAAGTTGAGATTCAGCGCCCCTGCCAGATCGAACAGTCGGATGATCGCGTCGGCAATTTCGACTTCGATCATCTTGCGGTGCGGCAACTTCTCGTCCATCAGCCCCTTGCGGTGTCCTTCCATCGCTTCGGAGATTTCCGAGTGCGACAGGCACAGTTTCTGCGCGACCAACGCCCCGGCCAGCAGACGTTGAATATCCGTGACCGGCCGGTTGATAACTTCGATCAAATCGAGCCCGGTTTTCTTGTCGCGCCACCATCCGGCCTCGCGGCTTAGATTGTGGCAAGCCGTTTCCAGCAGATCGCCCGCGCGATTAATAGCGAAAAGTTCTAGTCGATCGAGTGTACTCATATCATGTTACTCCTTGTAATAGGATAAGCCGTAATAGGCTAGGATACCAACTCGTTAAATCCGAGCAGTTCAAGGTGCTCATTCACCATTGACTCATAAAACTCCATATCTACATCGGCGGGAAAGGTTCCATCGTAGCGCATGATTGGGCGGCATCCTTCGCTACCGCCGACAAGATGGCCTTTAGTGACTGTGATGATTTCCCCCGTGCTGCCCGCGCTCTTGTAGAAGCGGACGGCTTTACCGAGATAGACTGGATCGGAACCAGGTTCAACAAAAGCGCCGCCGCCCTGTGCCTGTTTGACAGTGACGAATTTGTTGATATCACGACACTCTCTGAGCGTTTCAGCAACTGGTTTGCCTTTTGTAAAGAATGCTTCAAGTGCGTCTCCGACGATTTCGGCGGTCGGGTTCTTCTTGATTTGCTCGTTATCAGGGCGACCATTGCAACCATTCTCCTTATACCAGCCTTTACGCTTTGCCTTATACTTCGTGTCGATAGCAATGTAGCTGTTCACGTCGCGCGAGAAAGTAGCCACATAGTCCTTGGTTTCCATCTGCAAACCTGTCGCCGCTTCCCAATCTGCAACGATCGCCTTCAATTCGTCATCGCGCTCGATCGTGGTTTTAATAACGACGCCATCAGTGTTCGCATTCGTCACTTCCATCCCTGCCAGATGCGCACGTTCGATCATCATGAACAGCGCTAGCTGCCCGCTGATCGTGGTTTGTACCATCAGTGGCGGGTAGTAAAGAATGGAGAACGGATCGGAGGTCTTGCCGAACGTTCCGTTACCGACAATTTTCAGGCCCAGCGCCCAAACGCCTTTGGGATCGATGGCCTTCTCTTTCAATCGTCTTTCGATGATATCGCTGTAGATCGATACAAAGATCGGGCCGATAGCGGGCGGGTAATAACCACTTTCGAGGATGAGCTTGGGGTAGTATGAAGCCACATCGTGATCGCGGAGAATCCATCGATGCACGCCAGTTCGATCATGTGTGCAATGCGCTGCTCGTTTCTCGTTAGAGTGCAGTCCGCCAATGCCGAAAGTATAGAGTCCGCTTCCGATGGCGATTTTAAGGTCTTTGAAAGCGGCTGGTTCTTGAACATATCCATTCTCCCCGACTATGAAATCGGATTCGATGATAGTTTGTTTCAATTGCTGCAAAATCGGGGTTTTGAATTGTACCCAATCCGGCATACGAAATTTAAACGCACCTTCATAGGGGATCACCTCGGGATTGCGCCCGGTCCGCTTGCGCACTTCGGCTCTGAAAATCGCCTCGGCCATCTGCGCATCGCTGCGGCTCCGCAAGTCGATGCCGTACTTCGGCCCGAATTCCTCGCGGAGTTTGATGTTCGCTAGATGCGCCTCATAGACCAACTGCGTGTTGCGATTATCATTGAACATGTACCAGCGCAGGATGCGCGTTTGTTCCCATGACAAATATGTGCCCGGCTTGAACGGCAAGTCCATCATCAGCGGCGAGCCGAGCCGACCGGCCATAATTTTGAGCGACGGAGCCAGCGGCGTCAGTTGAATCAAGTCGATATGATCCATCTGCACTTTGCGCGCGCCATACGAGCGCACAACCATCCAACCCGGCACGCCGCGTTCGATTATCTCGACCGTTGCTCCATACATGTGGTCAGAAGTAGTTCCGGGCTTGACTGCAATCGCCGTTGTATGGCGATCATACGACTCGCCATTGAAGTCGATAAGAGTGAAGTTTCGAAGCACCCAATCGAGCTTCTGTTTATCAAGGTGCAAACCGAATTCGGGTGCGCATTCGAATATAAGGCTTTTACCTGTTCGAAGGTTAGTGAAACCCGCCGACCAATAATTGGGGTAGCTTTCGGTATCCCATACCAGCCGGTCGCCTGACAGTTTGGCATCTAGAAGTTCTCCATCGCTCATACACTCCGGTTCCCAATGCAGCGCCTCGGCCAGATTGGGTAAATAGTTAGGCGATAGCCAAACCGGATCAGGCGGCGTGCGCTTGATCTTATCCGCCCGCTTGACTTTCGGCGGCTTTACGTCATTCCAGAACAACCCGGCTTCGTCAAAACGCATCGCGTTCGATCCTTATGCTCGAACTATGATACCAAGGGTACTCTTTTCGAAAGCGCTTCCAGACCTGCTGATAAGGCATGCTCCCTTCATAATGATATTGATAAATGACTTCCAGACTGGAGCGCTTCGGCAGCTTGCCGGTCACTCGATCCAAGCGACGAACGTAAACGAGCCATCGCATGTCATACCCCCTTCATCCCTACCACTGCACCCCGAAGTACAGGATAGCCAGCGTCTGTGTCAGGCCCAAAGAAAAGGGCGGGTTGGGGGTATAGAGACAGGTCCATTCGAGCCACGAGTCCGTCCAGCGATCGGAGTAAGTCGATATTGTATACTCCGCGTAATTCAGGTGCGGTTTTAGATTCTGCACTACCCTCATTCCACTCGACCACGGAACTTGCGCCTGACCCTTCCTCAACATGAGTACACAATGTACTTCCGCGAATGAACACGCGACGAGCGGCATCCGCGTAAGGTGCAAGCCGGGCAAGGTCAGAAAAGAAATCGGATGGCACGGGTGCGGGGCTGCAAGGACGATCCAAGACCGGTGCAACATTCGGCCAATCGGTCGTAAGCAGTTGCGATTTGATCCAACGTCCTTCGGGGAAATGAAACGTGATGGATCGTGGAGTCGCTTGTATACTGATGGGATCCATTTTGACACGAAGAATCTCCTTGATGCATTCGTCTGGAATATTCACGTCGAAGCCGAAATCCGACCCGACCCAATATTGGCCGATTACGACATTATTTGTGGCGAACGCCGATCCGCCGCGCAGCAGAATCCCCCGCGCCCAAGGACGGCTAGCGTCCTCTGCGATCATCGGCGCAAGCGTTTTGAATGCGGCCAGCAAGCCCGGTTGTACCTCGACCGATTCCCCCTCGGGCTGAATATCGGGATACGGCTCGGGCGAGCATTCAATATGCACCTTGAATTTGCCCGATTTGATCGTTAAGCGTCCGGCCGCGGTCATAGAGAAGGCCGGCGTCGAATCCATATCCTCACATATCTCTACGGCCTTCGTGAAGGGCTGCGCTTTCGGCTGGCAATCGATATCAAGCCCTATGGGAGCAGCCATGCAGATGAGCCCATTCGACCCGCGAATCACGCCATTCCTGATAGAGAAATGGGTGAGCGCGGGGACAAAATCCTTGCGCGCAACGCTGCCCTTGATGAACTTGAGGGAGTCAAGCATTCTCATCCACTCCAGCAGATTTCAATAGCTGATCGAACGGCCCAGCCGGCAATCCGATCATAGCTGCGTACTTTACCGCATCGGGGCGGATTGCCTTCTCTTTCGCGCGCCTACGCTTGCCTTCCGCCTTGCGGTCGCGCCCTTGGGGCTTCTTCGCATTGAGCCCGGCACCCCATCGCCAAATTGCGGCCGGGGTTCCGCCGATCCCTTGCGCGCGTTGCCATCTAACGATATAGCACTGACCGGCTTCGTTCAAACTTCGAATGCTGCCATCGATCGTGTTCTTATGCTTGCCCAGAAAATGCGCGAGTTCAGTCTTAGTCCAATCGCACAATTTGAGCGCATCGATCACTGCTTGTTTGGTTTCGCCAATCCGGCCGACAGTTGCGGCCGGTCGCCCTTTCGGCCACGGCATTTAGAACCAACCCAGCTTGACGATGAGGATTCCCAAACCTGTGCCCATCACGGTACCGCTCAATGCGCCGATCAAAAGTGTCCACAGGAGGTTCGTCAGCGGATCATACAAAGGGGTATTCATGAGAAAAGCTCCGGTTGCTGGTTATCGAACGTAATTCCTCGCGCTTTGAGTTCGCGGCCCATGTTGGCGAACTGCTCAGCGTTAAAGGCCCAGCGACTATATTGGATATCGCGAAGCCTGATAGGATCATATCCCATGCTGACCAGCTTTTGCTCAATCGCAGACCGCATAGTCTCCGGGAGCGAGTCGACGTGCTGATTCGCATTCTTTCGGCTAGGCGATTGGCTCGAAAACGCGAGCGTCTTACCGTCCATGATGATGTTTCCGTGCGCGCCGATTTGCACCCATGATGAGGAGTCAACGCTATACCACGGATATTCCTGCATCAGCGGTAGCGAAGTCAGTCCGAATCCATGTACCTTAATGCGAGCCCGACCGGACCCATCAATGAGGTACTTGTTCCAGATTCGATCAAGCCAATGGAATAATTGGGGCGTCGAAATCGGCACCATGCCGCCGATTGTGATATACCTGTAATTTGCGATGTAATGTTCCAGATACCGCTCGTCCTCGCCATAGTGAAAACAAGGGAGAGGCCGAACTCCCAATTGTTCCATCGCGAGTTGGTTGCGATACGTCTTGAGTGGATCGCCAATTCCATCAAGTACGGAAGCCATAAGATCGCCGTCCTCGACCCGTACAATGTCGAGATTTTCTTGTATCCAGCGGCAATATTCGGGCAGATCGACTTCGACCCCCAACGAGAACGCGGAAAAGGCTCCGCTGTCCAAAAATACTCGGTCCCCGTTCTCACGAATCCGTAAGGCATACCGTCCTTTCCCGATATAGTGGTAAGACTCGAGTTTGTTCTCAACGCTTGCATGGGCTTGCTTCTCCCGGTCATCTAGATTGCTCCAGCCCGGACCGCCATACTGGAAGTTCGCAGTGTACAGACCGGCGATATAGAGATTCATTTCAGGACGTAAATGTTGATGCGAACGTTGTGGCGCGATGCGAGGATTTGCAGAATCTGTTCGTACTTTTCCTCATCCCCATGCGAGCCGAATCGATGGCGAGGCGCAACCACCTTGAAGATGAAAACATATTGCATGCCCTGCAACTTTTCGGGGCTGCTAACATACTTCCATTCGGAGCGGCCCCACAGCATCACCTCGCGCGCGAAGTACTCCGCATGCTCCAATCGCGGAGCAACAACCAGTTTCGGGGGCCGCTTCTCCATCAGAGCACCGACAGCTGTTCGAAGAATTCGATGCGGTACTCTTTAAGCCCGTCGACGGTCACCATCGGGCCGCATTTGAACGCGAAAGTCGACGTGCTGCTGCCCGTGCGCTGGATGCCGCGCGATTCCATACACATGTGGCGACAATTCAGCGCCACCGCGGCAACCGGGGCATCAAGTACCTGAATCAGCGCGTCTGCGATCTGATTCGTAAGGCGCTCCTGCACTTGCAGCCGCTTGGCATACACGTCAGCGAGCCGCGCGAGCTTCGAAAGCCCGACGACCCGGCCACTCGACACATAGCCGATCGTGGCCGTGCCGAAGAACGGCGCGAGGTGGTGTTCACAGTGACTGTAGATGGGGATATCCTTGACGATGATCCACTGGCCGTGCGTAGCTTCGCCACCATCTTCGAACACTTTCAGCACTTCGGCCGGGTCTTGCGCATAGCCCGCAGTCCATGCTTTCCATGCTTTCACCACCCGCGCCGGGGTCTCGCGCAGCCCTTCGCGATTCACGTCCTCGCCGATGACATGCGCCAGCAAATCGCTGATGACTCCTTCGCTCAGCGATTTGCTGATAGGCTCCAATTGCGACACCGGCCCAACTCTAACGACCGAGTTCGGCCTCGCACCTATCAACTCCGCAATTTCCGCATCGCTCAAATGACCCACGCCCGAAATAAACAGACCGGGGCTACCTTTGCACTCTGGTCCAGCATAGCCGGTGCCGCACTTGGCACAATTGTGAGAGGCCGTTATACTCCTTTGCATCGGCTTGCCTTCGTCACCATCATCGAAAATGGTGGTTTGCACTTCTTGTTTAAGATCGCCCATGTTCTCTTTAATCGTTGACGTAAATTGCAGAGTTAGCGCCATGCTCGGCGCATTCGCAGGATACTACGCGGAGCCCGCGCGACTTGACGTGCTCGGGGTAGTTTTCGTTCAGGAAAACGGTCGCAAGGTACCACGCTTCCCGTGCGAAATTTTCGATACCGACACCCCCTTCGAAAATCAACACGTCCATGATTCCTACGTCGTTCATCGACATAAACGTTGCCCGATATGGATCGTCGGCCGCGATAGCAACTTTGTGGTCAAAGGTATCCTTGAGTTGTTGCTTGAGCCCTTTGAGACCGCCGAAGTCCATCACCCAGCCGCGTTCGTCGCGCTTGTCTGCGGCAAAAACGAACTTGAACGAGAGCGCGTACCCGTGCAACAGCTGGCAATGGGAATGATTCGCCCGCCACTGGCGAAAGGCGCATGAAAGTCCTTCTTCATGCCCATAACATTTTGTCGAGAGGTACATTATTGCGCCGCCTTCCCAGTGACCCGGCCTTCCGCGATATGTTCCATTGCCTTGTAGTCTTCCCAGCCCTTCGCGCGCAGTAGGCAAGCCGGGCACTCGCCGCAGCCGTGGCCCCATTCCCAACGGTCAGGCATCGTCGGGCCGACTTGTCGGATGCCGTTATAGCACGTATGCGACTCCTCGATCACCAAGTCGAGCACGCCCGCTTCTTCTGCCAACTTGAACGTTTCGCCCTTCGTGCAATGCATCAGCGGCGTCAGAATCGAGATTTGCGTCTTGTACCCGAGATTCAAGGCGACATTCAGTTTCTGAATAAACTCCAGCCGGCAATCCGGGTAGCCGCTGTAGTCCGTCTGACAGACGCCAGTCCAGACCGTATCCGCCTCGATCATCTGCGCGTAGCCGTGCGCGATCGTGAGCATGACTGCATTGCGATTCGGCACGAACGAAGCCGGTACGTCCTTCACGATGCGCGAAGCGTCGGTCACTTCTTGCCCGTTGTTCAGTAGGGCCGATCCCGCGCCGACGAGCTTGCCGAATTCGCGGATATTGACCACATGGTACGGTACGCCGAGCTTGGCCGCAATCTTCCGCGCTTGCTGCAACTCGACCGCGTGCTTCTGGCCGTAGTCGAAGCCGATGGCGTAGCAATCATAGCCCATGTGACGAGCCATGCCGAGGACGGTCGTTGAATCCTGACCGCCCGAAAATACGATTACCGCTTTGCTCATTTTGAAACTCCAGAGTTTGAACTACAATTTATGCGACGCCAAGAATCTTATGAGTTTGAATGCAGACCCGATAACCGAACTTCTTGGCAACTTGAATGCAAGCTTCTAGGTTATCGTCGTTCGCGCGATTGATTGCACCGACGTCTTCAAATTCTTCCTCTTTCGGCTCGTCAGCGGGTTGCACGTACACGTCGCCAAAAAAGCCAGCATGCGGCCGAGCAGGTGCGGCCGGCATACCTAGCGCCGAAGTCGGTAATCCGTCTTTCGGATCGATATGCACGATATCCAGCACATACTTGTACGCCGTGATCCACGGATAGAGGCTTTCGGCAACTTTGCCCGCTTTAGGGCTGACCACGATTTGAAGAAATCTTCTTGCAAAGAACGTCAGTTCTTCCGGCTCGCGAAAACCGAGCGTACCATTCGTTTCAATCTGCACCACGTATCCCAGCCGAAACAAACTGTTGATAAACCGTTCGAGTTCTTGCCTGAACGGCTCGCCGCCCGTGATAACTACCAAGCGTTCGCCCTTGTAATCACCAAAAGCCATTCCAATTCGAGTAACGATGGACTCGATGTGTTCGTTTGCGACTCCATGCGTGTAGTCAGTGTCGCAACCCGGACATTGAAGATTGCAGCCGCCAAGGCGCACAAAAACAGCAGGTTTGCCGACATTCGGACCCTCGCCTTGAATTGTAAAAAACACAGAGTGGATTAGGAGGATTTCGCCATTGCCCTGAGTCGTCGCCTTTTCGGGACGCTGGAAGTTAATCTGTTGCATGGATTGTGGTGAGTCTCTAAGGTGAGCGGGCTAAGGGATCGGCAAAAGCCGGTGCCAACTGCGGTAATGCTTGGCGGTCTAATCGGGAGTCGAACCCGAGTCTGCGCCGTGACAGGGCGCTGTCCTAACCGCTGGACGATTAAACCAATTCTATCAGAAAAGCATCCTAGGGCTATCTTTTTAGAGTTCACTGACTCGTTGACCTTGCCCACTTCACGGATGGTCGGTCCGTCTAGAACGCTTATCGCGGAGTTCGTGCCAAGGAACTGATTGCGGTTAGTCACGCCGCCCAGTTGACCGCCCTCGACTAAAGGTGCCGTAACCCCTGGATAAACGTTCTAAAATGTCGGTCGGGGCGGCGACCGCCGCGCATCGTCGCGATAGGCCGCCCCTGTATCCAATAGACTTACGCGCGTTGCTTGGGTATCTCCATCAACTCTCGGCCGCATTGAGACTTGTCGTCTCTGTGATCGGCTGTGGTTGGCATGGCTCACCCACTTTTACCGGTACGCGCTTCGGGCCTTTCGGTAGCGACTTCCCTTAAGGCAACTCCTCAACTTTTCTTAAGCGCTGCGCGCCCGATCTGCTGATATCGCGAGTTAAACTATTACAACTGGGCCGCGACTCGAACGCGTGATAGGGTGAAAAAGCCCTATCTGTACCTACCCCAGCCGACCGGCAACTTACTGCGGTTGTTGCTAAGCGTCTTGCTTCGCGGCTTCGGCTTTGCGAGCCTTTTCCGCATCTGCCGCAGCCTTCGCGTCGGCCTTGGCCTTGGCTTTCTCGGCCTTTTCGGCATCTGCCTTGACCTTAGCTTCGGCCTTTTCCGCGTCTTTCTTGGCCTTTTCCTCGGCTTTCTTCGCGGCGGTCGCAGCCTTCGCGTCGGCCAGACGCGTCTGGCGCTGTTCCTTGGTCTCGGTCAGACCATAATACTTGCGCCACCGGCCGAACTGCGTGTGCACGGTGCCCTGTTCGACCTTGCCGTCGAGCGCCTTGACCACGTCGGCGCGTTCGGCGGGAGCTTCCTTCGCGGCCGACATTGCATCGGCGGTGGTCCATACCAGCAGCGTGACGCCACGCGCCGGTCGCGTGATGCCGTTCTTCGTGTCCTTCGACAGCTTCGCGGCTTCGGCCGCTTGCTTCGCTTGTGCCTTTTCGGCATCTGCTTTCGCTTTCGCGTCGGCCTTTTCTTGTGCCTTCTTCGCCTTCTCGGCGTCCTTCGCCGCTTTCACTGCGGCCTTGTCTGCCGTTTCCGGGGCTTTGGTGCTTTCGGTCATAGTTCTTCCTTTGTGGCTATTTAATGGCGGGCCGCGTATGCGTTAGCGGTGAAAGAATCTTATCCGCAACCAATATCAAACGCAAGACCTAAATTTGTTCCGGGTTTTACTAGATGGTACCCGGAGAACCACCCTTTCCGCGAACCGCTGGCCAAACCGTCTAACCTTGGTTCGCGGCCTAGTTCTTTAAACTGGTACATCGTGGCGCGGAACGCCATTCAGCCGAAAAACAAAGTTATACGCCAAACGCCAGCGCTCCAACTGATCGTACTTCGGCCGCTTCATCGTACTTATTTGCCAGTATCCACCGACTTTCTGAATATGCGGCTTGCCCCTACACACCGAAGGCAAATGATGATTTTCGAACATGTTCCCTCCTACGCAGCAATCGAGAGGATTTGAGCGTGAAAGCGCCTTCGCGGATCAGCGCCTAGCTCTAGCCCTTCCCGGCTCTCGCGAAGGCGCTGGCGATCCCGAATACGCTCTTGCTCGGGCTTCTGCGCATCGATCAGCTTGGCCAGAATCGCGCTAACCTCGCTTTCATCGACAATTAGTTCCTTAGTTTGGACGAGCGGGGCCGCGAATGGCACCAAATCTTCCAAACGAGAAATTTTCTCCCTCGTTATCTGCGTAGCCGCGTCGATGGAATTAAACAGTTCCAGCGGATTCGTGCGCTCCAAATGATGAACCATAATCTGGCTCGCCATTCTGACCACATGGAAGTCGAGCAAGCCATCGTCACTGCTGGCCAAAGGACTGCCGAAGTCGCGGCTGTAACGCGGCTCCCTATATCGAGCCATCGACCGTTCGTAATCATCGACTGCAAGTCGATAGAACGATATTCGATCCGTAATCCCGTACAGCTGGGCGTCTTCGTTGCGCAGCGCAAGCCGGATACCATCGTTTTGGAAATCCTGCTCGGCACTCAACGACCACCCGGCCTGTTGCAGCCGGGCGGTCGTCGTCGTGAAGCCGGCCCAGTGCACCCGATGCGGCTTGCTTAGGATGCGAGGCACGTCCATGTCAGTTCGTGCCTTCGCCGATGGCCACCAGCAGGTCGGCGCGCTTGCGTTCCAGATTCGCGACCAGTTGCTTCGCGTTCTGAATGTCGCGCGTGATTTGCTTCAATTGCGACTTCGCCTTGGTCGTTTCTTCCTTGGCGATTTCGGCGTTAACTTCGTCTTGCAGTGCTTTGATATCCAGCATTTTGAATCTCCTGTGACAAGCGATTGAAAGAATTGCGACTGCAAGAGCCGCGGTTAAAATACTGCACAGATGGGCCATCACAGCCCCCGTTCACGACGCCAATGCCCAAACTGTGTAGCAATGGTCCCTTCGTTTGCTTCCGGGTGCTCGGCCTTGACTCGATCCACCACGCGGCGGCGGAAAGCCTTGTGGTCACCCATCTGGCCGGTCACTGCGAGTTCGATATCGCAGTATTCCCAAATCTTTTTTGTGATCCCTTGGCGCGGCCGGGGCTGGCCTTCGCCGCTAGGAGGCGCTTTCGGCTTCGTGGCGGCTTGCTGCTGCGCTTCCGCGCGGTGCTCCGAGGATTGGGCTGGGCGCGCATTCTCGCAAGCTCTCACGGTCGCCTGAAAGGCTTCCTGTTTCAATGCTGTTGCGGTTTCTTCCGCATGCAATTGAATTTCAGGGTCGTCCATTTCCGCCTGATAAATGGCTTCGGCCACAGGTTCGAGGTCGCGTTCAGTTTTCGGATAAAGCGGCCATCTGGACGAATAGGCGCGCAGCTGTTCGATGGCGTCCTTATATTCGGGCGATGGCTGGCCGCTCATGTTCGTATAGAGCGTGGCCATTTGCGCCTTATCGAGAACCGTCCACGTGCGGCCGTCCTCTGAATCCACCACACAGGTCGCGACTTCGCCAAAATCGACATAGGCGATCAGGTTCGCCCATTTAAGGCTAGCCGCAGCCGCAACCATTTTTAGATTCGTCTTATCCACCACGATATGCATTTCGGAAGCTCCTGATGTGCCGACTCAATAGGAAATATTCTATATCACCAAAGGTCAGAACGGAATGCTTGGCTCGTAGGTTTCGCAACCAATTAGTTGCACTTCGGGCGGCGGCAGCATTTCGTATTTCATGCAGATCGGACCGCGATTTTCCTCACGCCAGCCGGAATACTTGGTCTCGTCTTTTACTCTCTCGACGCGATTCTTCGTCCAATGATCGCAGTTAAGGCAGCACTCCCAACTGTAAGTATCGACCATCGCTTGTTGCGATTTCATCGTGAATTCACGCGATTTCGATTGCGGGTTACGCACGATCGGCGCGGTCGGGGGCAGCGGAGAGTTAGACATGATCTTTTCCAGTCAAGAGATTGCACGCCACTTTTACCGCTCGACGAGTATCCATCGTCACCACGTAAGAGGAATCGCCCCAGAACTTTTCAAGTTCTTTCATCCACCAACTTTCAGGGTCTGCGACGGGTTCGGCAGTTTCCATCGAATCTTGCACAATGGTCATTATTTCCTCTCAATCGAATATATGGTTACGGATATCCGCAAAATCCATGTTGGTCGCTAGCTCAATGGCGCGTGGCTGGCGAAGCGTATCAGTCAATTTCAATGCCGCTTCGGTCGTTTCTGGAACGTCTTGCTGCTGGGAGAATTTGCGCCACCATGCGCGCCCTTTGCGTCCCGCCACCCCGTCGTGCTCAATGCAAACCCATTCGGGGAAAGTGCGCCGTCCGCAATGATAAGTCACTCTAATGCTATCCGGCTTTCCGGGCTTACGCCAGACCTGATAAGTCACTCTATCAACCGGAACTTCTTCATAGATCGGCGGGTCAATCGGCGGCTTGCTACTATTCACGCCGCGAACCAATGCTTTAGCGCCGGAAGTCTCGTCGATCTTCAAGTACCGTGGAAATTCGAACCCGCAACTCCAGCACGTCCGTGCCGAGGCGTGATTGTAGCAGCCGCAAGCATCGCATATTCTTACCGGCGCGTCGCCCTCCCGCTTGCGCTCCGCTGGCTTCGGTATCCGAGGATCGTTGATCGGTCCCAAACGCGTCACGTTTTGCGCAAAGTCCAGTACCAAACAATTCTGCTTCTGACTGGCCGCAATGGACGATCGCCGTCCATCCCGTGTTGACAGATCGAATCCAGAGGCATAAACGGGGCGAGTCCCCCGACCGAGCATTTGTACCCACAATCCGGGCGAGAGCGTCAACCGTGCCATCCCAATAATGTCCAAAATCGGATGGTCGAACCCGGTCGTCAGAATCCCGTTGTTTATCATCCACTTAAATTCCCCTTGCTTGAACGCTTCGATATTACGGTCGCGGTCCTTAGGGGTCATTCCTCGCGAAGCCACCCAAGTCGCTGATTGCCCGTAGTACTCGAAAATCTCCAACAGGTGTTTGCAATGCTCAAGGCCGGAAGCGAATACCATACCACTGTGGCGATTCTGTCCATACTGGAGCAATTCAAGGACAACCGCCTCGTTCTTTTTCTGATTGTCCGCTTCATCCTGCATCGACTTCTGATCGTACTCACCGCCCCGCACTTTGACTTTCGATGCGTCGATGAGCGTTTCTGCGCCGGTCGGGCGGGGGATCGGCGGAACCAAGTACCCTTCATCTAAAAACCAATTGAACGACTCCAATCCAACCATGTCGACGATGATATCCGTAAACACCGGATTATCGCCTTGAGTCAACATACCTTGCTTCATCCGAAAGCCGGTCGCCGTCAGGCCAATGACTTTTAAGTTCGGATTCTTGACCATCAGCGCTTGCAAGAACCGACGGTACATCGTGTCGTCTTTTTCGCTTATGCCGTGAGCTTCATCAACAATGACAAAATCGATGAAACCGAATATTTCAGCAACACCAATAAGACTACCAATTGTCCCAAACGTAACAGGGTAATGATGTTGCTTACGATCCAGACCATCGCAATAAATTCCGACCGGCGCATCCGGCCACATCGTCTTAAGTTTTTCATAATTCTGTGCGACCAATTCCTTGGTCTCGGTCATCATGATGATGCGGGTTGCGGGATACGCTCTAAGCGCCCGCTCCACAATGCCGCCGACGACCAGCGATTTGCCGGTGCCGGTCGGCATCAGGATGAGCGGGTTCCCTACCGATTCCGCGAAGTACTCAAACGGTTTATCGGCTGCGTAGGTCTGATAATCGCGCTCTTTCAGCAGCATGTCGCGCCTATTTCACCATTGTCAAATGTTTAACTCGAAGTTCACACTCCTCGGCAAATGCCCAGCTTCGCGCCTCGGGAATGGCGTCCTCGTAGGTCTTGTACGACTCGAATCCGGTGTTGAACGGCTCGTAGAACCCTTCACTCGAACCATCCCCGTCATCACTCCATGTCATCAGTACCGCGAAGAAGCCGCGCATTCCATGAGTGATTGTGACATATGGTGGGTGAAGTTTGTTCATATTCATTTCTCCTGTTGGTACGATGGGTGCTGCTGCCAATCGGGACAACCCGTTAGCTGCCTCGTTTTATCTATTATAGCGTGATCGTGCGTAGAACAGCGCCAATTTCCGTCTTCGGTGGGGTAGCTTGCCGCGCAGGTCCGGCAATTGAAGTCGGGGGTTTCTCCGAAATGACAAACACGACGTTGGTCACAGTACTTGCAGCGCCAGAATGACGCATTTGTGGTTATCTTAGGTGGCGCTTCTTTCGCGAAAATGATTTGGTGCGAACGGTTGCGATAGCCTTCGTCGACTTTCTGCTCGTATGGCACGATTTCGAAATAGAGGTCGTCGCTGTCTTTGCAAGCCGCGCAATACATTGCGTATTTGAGCTTGTAATAGCCCATGTATTGCTGCATTTGAACATGGTGTTCAGGTTTCGCGACTTTCACGCCTTCTGGAAACTTAACATAGTTTCCGTCTGAGTCCTTCTCGCCCGCCAGCTTGGCGAAAGACTTTTTGTTGTGAGTCTTCATTTCGCACAGCATATTCTCGTTCGGCATTTCGGGAAAACCCAAGCCGACGCCATCAATCGCCGATCCGTAATGTCCGCCGAAGTAGCTTACGCGGAATTGCTTGCCCGGTGCTTCCTCACGCCAGACCTGAATGCCAGCAGCGAGGAACATAGCCGCAAAACGGGCTTCCTCCAAGTGCCCGCGATTAAACAGAAGTAGCAGTTTGCCCGCAATCTTGACAGGGGTACTCCAACGCCATGAATACCAAAGCTCTCGGGCGCACTCGCGACCACTGGTGCTGACTCCCATATGGGAACGGAACCGGTCATGAATGGTATCGTCAAAAGCATCGTCCACAGACAGAATAGTCTGCCGAAGATGCCCGCGATAGGCACGTCCTTGATCCGCGTAAATCGAACTGAGGATGAGTTCGCGGGTTTGATGCGCGATGATCGGTTCATAGCTCATACCTTCGCGACCCCGTGGCCGTTCTTGTCCTTGTAATCACGCGCGTGCACAAAACCGTTTTTGGTCATGAAACCCCAATCGTGGCGCTTGCCACCCCACATGATGAACAAAGTCCAACAGCCGCCTTGACTGACTTGCGTAATGCGGTGGAAGTCGCCGTATTTGCAAATCGATTGCATGCCGGGCAGCATTTTGACCACATTGATCGAGTTCTTCTGGCCGGGCCAGTGCTCTCCGGGATACTCCTGAATGTACCAGCCGCGCAGGATGATCGTGCGAAAATTGAACGGGTGCGAGTGCATGTCGCGCGACAGGTCCGGCCCCATGATACGGTGCAGCCGGACTGCGGGGAAGTTTCGCCAGCGTTTGATGACCCAGCCGCGCCACATATACAGCTTACCCATGTGGAGGATATGCGTATAGTGCGACTTATCCGCGCGCTTATGCAACCAGCGGAAACCTCGGTCGCTCATCGCGAAAGACGCGACCAAACTCCAGAACCGATTGAACATGAAACTCTCCGGTGAAATTGAAAAAGCCCGCGCAGTGGCGGGCTTTCGTTTCGATTACTGCCCTTCGGCGGTTAGTGGGTTAGCCGCGCTGCCACGGCGGCGGCGCTGCGCCGGGCGTGCCTTGGGCGACCTGCTGGGGCGCGGGGCTCTGCTGCTGCGGCACCGGATTGGGGACCTGCTGCTGGGGAGCTTGCTGCTGCATCGGCGGCGCTTGGTTCGCTGCACTGGCTTGCTGTTGCTGCTGGAACCCCGGCTGCTTCTGGATCGATTGCGCCGCATACGCACTGCGCTTGCTGACGCGGTTCTGCGGACCGCGGCCCTTGATCGTTTCGCCGGTGTTCGGATTCGGCGTGTCCGGCGTCGCATCGACGTACTGGAGGTCGACCAGCATGGCCTTGTCCGCGAGGATCGTGAGGTCGCTGCCCGCGGTGATGCCGAGCGCATGGCCGATGGACGACAGTTGCTTGTACGCGATTTCGACGGCCGACGACGACGTCTTGTGCCAGAGGTTCAGGTTCTCGAAAAACTTGCGGCCCTTGAACTCGCCTTCCAGAACCGTGTACTCGAGTGCGAGGTTGCTGCCGGTGTCGCCGTTGTTGCCCTTGACTTGCATGTCCGTGATCTTCATCGCATACGTGCCGGTCGGCAGCGGTTCGCCGCCGCTCACGTAAGGTTCGATGCCACCGATATCGAACGTAAACTCGATAGGCTTGAGTGCCATGTTGCTGTTCTCCAAACTTTAAGTTAATTACACATTGGCCCATCGGGCCACCAAATGTTCTTCTTTCGAAGATTTTCAGCGCTAGAAAGGACTTGCAAGTTTCCTTCCCAGTGCAAACCGCAGACTACATGCTTACCGCGAAAAACCCCTTTGATCGGAATTATATGATCGACGTGAAAAGGTACGCCAAAGAATTCCGTCGCAAATTGTGCTTCTTCGTACGCTAGGGCAATCTTCGTTTGATCGGCCCAGCCGGGAATCGCTTGGCGCTGTGCTGCCCTTCGTTTAGCAAAGCGCGCGTTAAACGCAGATCGATTCGCAGCGAAGTACGCCCTTCGATTCTCGCGGATCGACTCAATATTCGTTTCATAATGTTTGCGCTTATGAGCAGAAACCAAATCGAAATTCTCGGCGTGATACCTTTTGGAATACTGTGCTGCTCGTTCTTTATTCGCGTCGCGATACGTTTTATTGCAATCTTTGCATTGCACCTGCAAACCGTCTTTCTTGCTTCGATCTTTACCGAAACGATCCAACGGCTTATCTAGTTTGCAGGTGCAACAGCGCTTCATTGTTCGGTTATCTTCGCAATGATGTACGAGAGGTCCGGCTTTTCCCACTGGAGCAACAAGCCGCTGCGATCCTTCGCGACGTACTGCTCGTTCGGCTGCGTTTGCAGATAGCGATACTGGGTGTTGTTCTCGGGATTCGTCGCCACATTGATATGGAACGTTTCGTCCAACCAATACGGCGTTGCCGGTCCCAATTGCTTACCGGGAAAATCCGGTCCCCATTTCATACCGCCGGTAACTTCGTCCTTGACCGAACCCTTCTTGGCCACGACGCAAATGTGCTTGCCGGGCAGAGTGTCGCGGAACTTCTTGAAGTACCCGCCGATCAGGTCAGCGACTTCGCCATAGGCTTGACGGCCATCCGCCTTAACCGCCTTCGCGGCCTCAAGCATCACTTCGGCCGTATCCGAGGCCGAATCCCAACCAACAGACGCAAACTCGCTCATGTGGGCAACCAGCCATTCGTGCGCCTTGCGCAATTGCAGCCCATTGCGCACGATGATGACTTTCTGCTGACGCACCATTTCCGCCCGCGACCGTGCGCTTTCTTCGTCAAGACCCAACCCGATGAAAATCTGCGTCAAGTTTTTGACAGACAGTGACAGCAAGCCGTTCTCGGTACTGACGATCACGAACGGCATCGGAAGCGTCGCGCAAAGCACGGTTTTACCCATGCCCGCGTCACCATAGACGAGAACTTTTACACCCGCTTCCGCGCCGCACTGCTGCTCAACGGTCGAGAAAACCAGATCCGAAGATAGCCCCGAAGAGTGGGGATTGAGCGACGATGGCGGTACCGCCGATCCCGGCGAGGTCTGCGCCATAGGCGTTCCCTGCGGTGGCAAGCCCGGCGAGGTTTGCGAGGGCGGGATAGTCGTCCCAGTTGACGATGGGGGCGCAGTTTGCGTAGAGCTTGAGGCGGTTCCCGGTTGCGGCGGCAGGTTCACGCTTGTCCTCGTAGAGTCGATGATTGGCTTTCAGCGCGGCGAGGCGCTGTTCATTTCGGCGGCGCAGTGCTTTGAATTCAGGGTCTTCCCCTATGAGTTTCATATGACGCACAGAACCGAACAGAAGTGGGAATACCATTATATAACACTCCCTTTCAAATAGCGAACTAAATTTCGTACGCCGAAGTTCCGAACGCCGTCAACGTCGTACCAAACTCCAGTAGCGGGATGATACTTGATCGCATAGTTTTCGTCGATCATTTGGACAATGAACATCGGCGGATCGAGCAGCGTAGGGCGCTCCCCGTAATCAATTTTATTCCGATTCAGCACTTCGCGCGCATTTTCGACGTTCTTGATCCGGCGCGCTTCCTTCGCAGCGTCGTAACTCTCGTCATCCAGCGTAACGCCTTGGCGCGCGTGAATCGATGCCAATGTGGTCATCTCACTTCCTTTTCGAACACGACGAAAGACAGCGACATGGGTCCGACGATCCGGCACTTGTGTTCTGCTGACGCAAGCCGGCTACGGATGATTTGTATCCCTTCGCGCGTAACTTGTTCTTCCAGTTCGTCGAAATTGGTCTTTTCGCTCCACGTGCCGACTTCGACTTCGACTTCAACGCGCAATCTGACGGTGACTCCGCTCATGCCGCCCCCTTCGCTTTCGCCTTCTGATCCGTGACGCGCGCGGTGGCTTTCGCTTTCGGCGGAATGACTTTGACGCCAGCGGTACCCGGAGTGAAAGTGAGGGCGTCATTCAGCAGCGCTTTCACGTCCTCGCGCAGATCGCGGTACCCGGCCTCCGAGAAAGTCGGCTTGGGTTTGACGGCCGCGCTGAATGTGGGAATTTCGCCCGTATCGGGATCGACTTCGAGTTTGGCGACTTCGGCCGCAATCCCGGCCAGTTGCGCCTCGTCGATACTGACGTTGATTCGACGCTCCATTTCAAGCACCCAGCCGGATTGAATGCCGAACTTGTCGGTACCCGGCTTGGCGTACCCGTCGGGGTAGACCATTTCGATGACGCGCGCCCGCGCTTCCGCTTCGGCCGCTTTAAGCGCAGCGAATTCAGTAGCCTTTTGATACCAATCGGCCAGAATCCTGTCGAAGTACTTGGCCTTGGTTAGAATGGCGACGGTGCCATCCGGCATCGTCCATTCCTTCAGTTCGCAATCACCTTGGAAAGGCAATTCGTTAATCGGTAGCGGTTTAGCCATTATCTTTCCCGTAAACTAGTTCGAAGAAGGTGATTCCTAGCTTCTTATCGTGCCATAGCACTCGCGGATCGAAAAGCGCGGAAGTGTGAATCTCGTATATACGGTAGCGCAGTTGTTGTTCTAACGATACGCCGGTGTCGCGATTCGGAAACGGCCGATAGTAATAGTCCCCAGTCTCGCGATTGATGACTCGAACGCGCCGCTCATGCTTCGTCGTCGCTTCGACTAACTCCGCGCTAAAGAATTTATTACGACCGGCCATTTCAGACTACTCCGCGAATTCCTGCAATTCCGGCACCACCGTCACGCCATACGCGGCGCATAGAGCCAATTGCTGTTTGATCGCGAGCCCTATCATCTTTTCCAGCGCAGCGATGCGTTCGGCATCGGTGCCCGGCTTGGCGGGCATGAGCTTGAGCCCCAGCGCCTGAAATCGGCTCATGATATGGGACTGGTTGATGCGCGCGTTGTTTAGCGCGGCTCCCGCTTCTTCCGCGATGAACGGATAGCTTTCCCCCGCTTGCGGCGCGCGCGTTTCGAGATACTTGCACAGATCGAAATTCTCTTTGAGAGACAGTTCGACGCGGGGCTTCATTTGCCGCACCTTAATGCTCGGCTTGGGCTGTTCCTGCACGTGATTCATTCCTCACCTCTCCTAGTTGACGCGCATGATGCGCTTGAAAACCGATTCGACTTGCTTCGCGAGACGATACTCCAATTCGCTTTTCGGAGCCCGCATAAAGACGCGATTTCCGACGACCGCGATTATCATATCGGGCCGATAGTTCGCGCTATTGAACAGCACCCAATGGAGCGCACGCGATTCCTCCGTGCTCTTGTGGTTATCGTCGTACCCGAGCAGAAATTCACGTTGCCCATTCGTCAGTCCTGACATGGCCGTTCTCCTGTTAGCGAATTTGCTTGCGCGTCGGGCCGCTTGCATCGGCCACCTGCGTGCTCAGATTGATCTTATCGCCATATTCGCGCCCAGCGCCATAGGCTTCCGCGTTCACCTTGCTCGCGCGCCCTTTGTTCGTTTTCAGATTGCCGATATGCTCCGCAATCCAGCGAGAATTTTCGTCCTGCTCGCTCTTATAGAATGAGGCCAGCACAAGGGCCGTTCCGGGCGTGGGAGAGCCCTGCAATTCCTTTTCCTTCTCTGCGATGATCTGATTGACGCGAATGCTCAGAGTCTCCATTGCGCCGACGCAGAAAGATCGCGTGATCGGGCTCGTATTTTGCTTGCCGAGCTTGCGGCCTTCTTTCAAGATCGAATTGACCACGTAATCGGCCATCACCGCCGCCGTCATCGCGTTTGATTCGCGGCCGACGAAATGATGTTGGCATTGCGTGCCGTTGATCGACTCGCCGTAGTAATACTTGCAGAAGAACAGGCGACCGACGATTTGGTTAACCTTCTTCGCCCACAGCCACGACCAGCTGTCGTTGCGGAAATTGATCCGCGCTTCCTCGGCCTTCTTGCCGTGCTTCTCGACCGTGGCCATGTCGATGTTGTACTTCGCCATCGTGTTGAAGGCCATCCGCAGCGCATTGTCGCGCTCACCTTCGCTGGCCGCGAGGTCGTTAGCCAGCGCCAGCATTTTCTTGATTCGGTCGATGATTCGGTCTTCGCTCATTTCCCTTTCTCCTGTTCGTCAAGGGGTAAAAAGTGGATCGTGCTAACCTGCGGTCTGTGTTCCCGCTGAACTCTCGTTTGCGGCCAGCCCCGATCCATGACTCTATTATAGCGGAAGCAATATTCTTCGCAAGCGGGTTTTAGTTCAGGTCTCCCAGTTATTCGGATTGAACCAGCGGCGCGCGACTATCGAAACTATCATACCGATAGCCACAATAATCGCGAGGCCGACTTCGATGCATTCCAGCGCAGTCAGAATCGAATCCGCGCCCATACAATCGCCAGCGGATCGGTGAATTTGTTCCCACTGCTAATGTGGGGAATGAATGTGCCTTCGATCGTCACGCGCTTGTACGTGATGCCGATGGCCGGGAGCGCAGCCGGGCCGCGATAGTCAGCATCCTTGATCCAGCCGGCCCGGATCGTAGCGTTCACGGACCAGTTATCCGAAAGCGCGTAGGTGTACCGGTAGCCGATATAAGCCGCGCCGCCAGTCTGATAGATCGAATCGCGCAGCGCGAAAGCGCCGACGAGCCATTGGCCGCGCCCATGCGTGCTGAATTGATGGGCGAAAGCATCCGGCGCGTATTCCAGCCCACCGCCGAAATTCCACTGATTGTACGGCCGGTCCCAGCTATTGCGAAAATGCTGGGAATGCCCGAATATCAGTACATCGGTTTCCGCATGCGCGCATTGGGCGATGCCAGCGGATACGAGGACGCCGGTAATGCAAGCGAGCAACAACGAGGAAGGACGTTTCACTTTTTCACCTTTGAGAGTATGTACAACGTGAAGTCAACGAGGCGTTCGGCCTCGGTCATTTTGAGGTCTTCGTCCTCATGTTCTTGTGCTTCGTCAGCGTAACCTTGCGCCAATAACTCGGCCAACAAGGTAAAACGCTCGGCTTCTTCGGCGTTCATGATCCCTGCTCCACGCAGAACATGATGTACGGGCGACGGGTCCAGCGGCCGAGGGAGTCGCGATAGCGAATCCAGTAGGTTTTCATCATCATGATACACCTCACTTTTAAACTGATTCCAGTTCGGGCAGTCGTGCGTGCCCGTAGCGCGGAGCGGGGTAGAGGCCGAACGGATGCTGATTGATGCTCACGTGCCATTTGCCCCAGCCCGGAATGTCAGGCCGATAGTCGCGAGCAAACAGCGTTCCGTTCTCATGACGGGCATACTGCTTGTCGCGCCCGTCACCTGTGGTATAAATCTTCGGTCTCATGATATGCACCTCCGTGCAGCTAATCGCGTTCGTTGCGGCGGGTTTCGCGTACGAAATCTTGAAGCGCAACGTGGTCCATGCGGGTTTCGCGTACGAAATCTTGAAGCGCAACGTGGTCCATGTTATGCGCCACCCCATTCCGAAAACGAGTAATCATCGCGCGCTCACTATCGGACAGGATGAAAGTAGCCAGTGCGGCGTTCAGCGAGTTCCCGTGATATGCACGACCCATCGCTACATCATCCAGATCGTTGAGAATCTTGTTCGTCTTGATGTTCATTGCGTTCCCCTGTTTGGTCATCCAATGAATCTATTATAGGCCAAGCAATGTTTTTCGCAAGCAATATTTTTCATTTAATGTAGTGAAATATTCTTCTTGCATTCCGGCCGCGATGGGGCTATGCTCCAATCCCTGCCCTTTCCATCTATATAAGGAGCCTCTGACATGGCATCCGCCCTGCTGACGCGAACGCGTGAGCTACTTGAAACCACACCGATCCCGCAAACGGTTATCGCCGAGCATTGCGGCTGCACCACGCGCACGATCGTCAACATCAAAGCGGGCGTGAACATTCCGTCCGTCGAGTTGTGCGAAGCGATCTACAATCTGTTGAGCGGCACCACCCTCAAGGTACAGTAATCCCATGAGTGTTTACAACATTCCTGCGGCGATGCGCGAGCGCGCCCAATGGATGTTAGCGGGAGCGAATAAAGCGCCAGTTGCTTATGACTGGGGCGAAGAATCCGTTTACGCTGGCTCCAAGAATCGACCCGATCAATGGTTGTGTTTCTCTGATGCAGTCGAGCTAGGCGGTCGCTTTGGCTTGCGCATTGGGTACTGCCCGACGCCGGACGATCCGTTCACGATCATTGATCTGGACTGGAAAGAAGACCGAGTGTACGACGTCGAAGCGAGCGATGTAAAGGCGTCCTTGTGGCAAGAAGCATGCAAGAGCACTTATGTCGAGCGCAGCGTCAGCGGCAAGGGCGCGCATATCGTCATTGAGGGCAAACTGCCGCACGACTTCAATGCTCAGACGGCCGGCATCGAATGCTACGGCAACAAGGGCTTCGTGGTGATGACTGGCCACATTGATAGCGTGACTGCTGATGTTGCGAAAGCGCAACCTTGGCTTGACTATCTGGCCAATAAGTACAAGCGCGCATTTGATGACGCGGGCGTCGATTCGCTGGGCTACGATATCGAGGCGGTGAATCACCCCAGCCCCGAAGACATGGCATTGGATGATGCGCTAATTGCCAGCATGTCGTCTTGGCAGAATGCGCGCAATCTCGAACACTTCTTTTACGGCCACGATCTGCGCCCGGATGGCGGCGGCGGATCGGAAGGCGACATGTCGCTTATCCAAGCGTTCATGAAATTCACGCGCAGCAAGGACCGGATCGCAGCAGCGCTGCGCATGTTCCTCAAAACGCCGCGCGCCAAAGCCCGCGAGCACTACAAGAGCAGAACGAGCGATTGGGGTCAGTATCTCGGCCGCACGCTGAATGCTGCGCGGATGGCCTTGCGCCGCGATGAGCAGATTGCGAAGGATTACGACTTTCGTGAGGGCTCGAATGCGCTTATGGCGCAATATCAGGCGCAGATAGAGGCGAGCCGCGCGGCTGCAAGCGAGCCAGCGCCCAGCGGCGAAGCGAGCGCGGAAAGTGAAGCGCCGGCTAGCGCCCAGCAAGCGGCCCCAGCCAATAGCGCGGCGGCACCCGGCCAGAATGAAAGCGGCTTCGCGGGATTCAATTGGTTGACCAAAGACGATCTGGCGCGATCACCCGATATTGAATGGGTAGTGAAAGGATTGTTTCCGTCCGGTGGCGTTGGCGCGATCTATGGCGAATCAGGCGCGGGTAAATCCTTTGTGGGTATCGATCTGATTGCGGCCATCGCGCAGGGCTCGCGCTGGTTCGGATTGCGGACTAAGCAACTGCCAGTGAGCGTATTCGCGCTTGAAGGTGAAGGCGGATTGAAAGGGCGCGTCAAGGCTTGGGAGTTAGTCAACAAGCGCGATTACCCGACCCAAGTTTACTTTTGGGATAGCGCTAAGAACGGCTCGTTTGCGCTGCGTGATGCGGATCGGATGCAGCATGAGAACGCGGATCGGCTGGTTCGGCTCTGTGCTGATCTGCGAGCGAATGGGCGGGAAGGCGGCGTCGTGGTCATTGATACGCTGAATCAGGCGAGCGATGGGGCGGACGAGAATAGCTCGCGCGATATGGGCGAATTGTTGAAGGCGATGAAGTTTATCCAGCGCGAGACCGGATCGCTCGTGTTGATCGTACACCATGCGACCAAGAGTAAAGAGAATCAGTCGATGCGCGGCCACAGTTCGTTGTATGGGGCGATGGATGGGATTCTTGAAGTGCTGCGCGAAGTATGGACGAAGCCCGCGATGGGCCATGATGGCAAGCCGGTAGAACAGCCGCGTTTGATCGAAGGGCGCAGAGGTTGGCGTGCGCAGAAAGTGAAGGATGGGCGCGACGGCTATGAGAAGTTGTTCGACATGCGCGAGGTACAAATCGGCTTTGATGAGGATGGGCCGGTGATGAGCGTGGCGATTGAGCCGGTGGCGACTGAGCATGTTGATGTAGAGACAGGCGAAGTACATGAGATTGTTAACACTGGCACGCTTGCAAGACCGAAAATTGCGAGCGGACCGGGAGCCGGTGGATCGGCTGGGCGTGGCAAGCGCGAGCCGATGAGAGGTGGGAGTGCGGATGCGCCAGCGGCGACCCGACCCAAAGGCGGCGAAACCTATAGTGCGGCGGAACGGGCTAATGTGGCGAACGCGCAGAATTCAGATGACCCGACCCCGAAGAATGCTCGTGGCCGGCCGAAAGGTGGGGGCGCGCAACAGCAGCGGATCATCGCGGCGATTGACGCAGCATGCAAAGCGAATGGTGGGCCGATCACTTACGAAACTGCGCAAATGGCCGTCGATGCGCTTTCGCCCAGCGGAGCACATCAATCGATCAAGAATATGACCCGAGCGTTTACCGGCATGTTGGATAGCGGTGAAATATTCGAAGTGAGTGGAAATAGTATCCAGTTGAAAGATAGTTGAAAGGGTAAAATATTCGGCGGGTAAATTAATCGAGAGGGTAAATATATGGCTGGCGATGCCCTGAAATGCGGGTAAAATAATAGGCTCTCCCCCTTATTCCCGAAGGGATAAGGGGAGCCTAATTTACCCATCGGCATTTTCGCGGATTCGAAATAATTTTTTAATTTTATTTTACCCCTGAAAGGAAAATGAAATGTCTGATGTGAAAGTTAACTTTGTGAGAATGCATCAAGTGCCCGGATTTGATTTCAACGATAGCGCGCTGTTCGCGGAAGGGGATGATGGCTGGTTGTATGAGTTCAATGTCGCGACCGGATTATGGAATCGCCATAGCCCGATGCCCGACTTTAAGGAATGAACATGAGCCCAGAAAAGTTGGCAGGTGCTAGTGAGCATTCGCAGCAGGTCGCGCTGTTTGCTGCGTTGGCTGCGTATCGGGTTGCAGTGGAGAAAGCGGCGAACAATGCGGAGATTGCGGACGCGGGGTATGGGGCGGATGGTGCGAGAGAGGAACGTGATAGATTGTGGCGGATCGCGGATGCGCTGAAATGGGTACACGCGGTGCCGAATGGTGGGACGCGGGGAGGCGATAGGCGGTCTGCGATGATTGCCGGAGCGAACATGAAAGCGGAGGGCCAGCGAGCAGGGGTGAGCGACATTGCGATAATGTGGCCAGCTAGAGGGTACCACGGGTTTTGTATCGAAATGAAAGCCCCGGGGAAGCTCAAAGGTGAAAGCGCCGAGCAAAAAGAGTTCGGCGCGTATCTCGGTTCGGCTGGCTATCTGTATGCGGTGTTCGATAGCTGGGGCGATGCGCTGCGAGCGATCCTTTGGTATTTCGATATTGAAGCGATACCCGCGCCTTGGACGGAATAATGTGGCTAGTGATGGCCGCGCTTGCTTGCGGGGCGCTTGATGAGTGCTGCTATGAAAAGAAGTATAGCAGCGAGGAAGAATTTTGCCATGTGAGATACTCTATTGGGAATGCTCGGGTGATAGCTTGTAGGGCAGATCAGTGGCTATCGCGTTCGGTGATTGATAGAGAACTGCTATTGCGATTGTAGGGATGGCGAGTAGTCCAACAGCCGGTGATCCAACGATGGTACAAGATGCAGCCGACGAAAAGAAGAATGCCGATGGCGATCATGATTTTCTCCGATAGATGGTCGCTATCGCCCCAGTCGAGCGATAGCGAGAACAGACGATGTTCGAAATGTAGAGACTAGATGCGTCGGGAGAAAGCGGCGCTGAGAGCGGCGGCATTCGCGGCATTGGCGGCGGCATTGTCGTTCGCCTTTTTCCATGCCTGGTACTGGGTACGAGCGGTGCCGCTGGCGATCCCCCGGCGCACGCATTCATCTTGGATTTCCTTGCGGCTCGGGCGCTCGCGGCCTTCGGCGGCTGCTGCGGCCACCATTTCATCCGCAATCACATGCACCATTTTGGTCGGGCGCTCGATCGTGCTCATCCGAATCCATTCCTTGCCGCCCTTGATGCCGGCCGATTGCTGGGCATCCGCCGCGCGATCCGCTGCGGCCTGAGCCGCTGCAAAATCTTCCTCGCTAGCTTTCGTGGCATCCGCTTCCGCGCCTTCGCCAGCCTTGGGGAAGGGATAGATGCCATCCCGCTCGATCATCAGGCAGGAAAGCGGATCACGAGGCGCGGGGAAGGGGGCGATCTGGCGGCTATGCCATTCGCCATCGAGCTTTTCGATTTTGAAGAACTGAGCGCGCTGTTCCTTCGGGAGCCCTTGGGCTTTGAGGAAAGCATTGGCGGCGTTGATTGCCGCGATGTTCGTTGGGAAGGCCATGATGATTATCCTTAAGATTCAGGGCCTTGGCGCGGGATTGCGCGTTGCCCATGTAAGAATATTAATTCAGGGCAACGCGCTTTTCCAATACTACTTTTTAATCGCTTATCTGTTCATGTTGAAGAAATGTATTGCCTCTTGCTGGGCCGATCCCCGAATTAGCTAACCTGGCCCTGATTAGCTGCTGCGTGCATTTCGCGAATCCCCGTTCGCCCGGCTATCCGGCTTGCGAGCGCGCGCCCAGCGGCTGTACTGCGCGCCAGCGGTCCCTTTCTTGATGCCTTGCCGCTCGCATTCCGCAATCAATTCGCCGCGCGGCTTGCCTTGGAGCAGATCGAAGATCGCCCATGCGCGCCCGGTGATAGCCCCGCTGGGCCGATGGCGCATGCTGGCCGGGCTGGCATTGAGGCCGGCGCTTGCGCGATCCGCAGCCGCATTCGCACTCGCCTTATCTTTGAAAGGCCCGATGGCATAGAGCTTGTGGCCGTCTTCTGCAATGAAAGCTACGACTTCCATAGTAATCCCCTATCAGATTGAAAGGCGTTCGAAAGTGAAGCGCCTAGGACTAATGCTAGAGGCATTCCCGCATCGCATCAATATTTATTTCGTGCATTCGGAAGATTTTCCCTAAAGAACTATGATAGGAAAATTTGGCATATCCTCAGAAGGTACTAGCGTAAGTAGTCCGTTAATACATGATATATCTTGCAGCTAACTTGCAGATAAATTTCATAATGCTTACATTATCAGCGAGCCGCGCCTAAGCCATTGATTCGAAAAGAATTTCGATTGAAAGGATCGAAAGATTCATTTACCATAATGGGCATTATCGCATGTCGCTCGAAAGCGATAGTGAAATTGCTATGGGAACAGAAGCGCCGATAGCCCGCACAGAGGCGGGCGTGGCTTGCTCGGCGGCTAATGTGGCTATCAATCGTTCGGAGCAGGGAATTCTTCGAAGAATTCGCCCGCGAAGTCAGCTAGATATTCGTCATCGCCTTCGATGCTTGCGCCCTTCGGCATATTCTGAGCCAGATAGCGATATTCTTTAATCGCCGCGATGCGAATGACATTTGGCTGGCGCGGATCATTAATAATCGCGCGCAATGCTTTCGCATATTCGGGATGAATTTCATATTCCTGAATATCGCTCATTTTAATCCCCTATTCGCCGCGCGCCAATCGCGCTGCCATGAGAAGCATTATAGGAAAGATTCTTCCCTTAGAAATACTAGGGAAAACCCTACGTAGCTAAGAAAGATTTTTCCTCTATTATTTAGCCATTGGATCAATCAAGAGAAGGGGAAGCGAAATGAAAGAATTCTATATCTATTATCGAAGCCAGAATATCAATCAGATTCGCGCGAAGAATGCAGCCGCCGCGCTTGCGAAGCATTATAAGAGCTTCGCGAAGGGCAGCAAGGGCCGCGAGATTGCTTGCGCGGCCGATAGCTCTATGGCCGAATTCGAAGCCGCAATGCGCGAAAGCGAATTGCCGGCCAATTAATCAGGGGAATATCATGCAATTCAAAATCGAAGCGGAGCCTTATCGGGATGATAGCTTGCTGCTCATCCTCGCGCGCCCGCTGCAAGCGGATGAATGCGCGGCATTGAATGCGCTTTGCGAAGAAGATGCGAGCGCAGATTATTACGCTAATGGCGAGAATGGCGATAGCCGCGAGCGCATCGCATGCGAAGCATTCAAATTGGATGCGCTTTGCCAATGGCTCAATGGGCTGGATATCGGCATCATTTGATTAGGCGAAAGATTTTTCTTGCATTTCTTTGCGGGCTGGCCTATGATTAAGTCATGGGCTAGCGCATTGGGCGCGAGCCGGATCGGGAGAATGAAATGCAGAGATTGAGCGAAGCGCAGCGCGCCTATACCAGCGGCTATAATGCCTATCTGGATGGCGCGGAGGAGTGGCAGAGCCCTTATGGGTCGGGTGAGCGAGGCTCGCTTGAGTGGCGCGATGGCTGGCAGGCAGCGCAAGCTGAGGATCGGGCGCGCGCTGCCTAGCGGCTCTCACAGCCCAGCGGCCGGGAGGCACAGCCCGGCTGGTCGCAGCGACCTGCGCTGCGGGCGGACCCCACCACCCCCGCGCTGCGCAGACCGGGTACCTGTTGTCCGTACCGGGCTACCTTTCCAGAAAAACTATAAATTTTCGAATCATACTATTCTATCCCCCTCCGTCCGCCTTTCTGCGCTATCCTACGCAAGCAATCTCACTCGGTCCATTTTTAAAACCTCAATTTTTGGAACCTACCAAATGTCCATCATCAGCCTTACTCTCGCGGCGCTGCCGCTCGACCGGAGCTAACCCAAATGCCCATCATCTACACAGACGCCGCCGGCTTCACCCTCGAATGCAGTACTGCCGCCGAGTTCTGCGCCGCCCTTTCCCACATCAACCGCATGAACCAATCCGTTCAAGAAGTGAGGGAGCAACAGCCAATCGACCTGTCCGCATTGATCGACAAAGTCAATCCCGCCCCGACCCCGTTTCAAAGCATCGCTAACCTCAACCTCGACCGCGACCGCGCGACCGACGCTTTCAACTACACGCCCTCGAACCCTTTCCAAGCGATGTGCGACCAACTTTGCTGCACCAAAGAACCCATCAGCTTCACCGGCGTACTCCAGCACACTGACCCCGCACCCCCATTGCCGCTCCCCACAATGCCGAACAACTTCGTCGATCCCGACTTTATCGAATCGTTGCAGCTACGCCAGGTCGATCCGCGAGCCAAGCCGCACCAAGACGCGCCCCTCGATCCGCCCGGCCCTGCTAATGTGGGCATGGGATCGTTCGCGGAGCATATCGAGCAACGCGTCGAGAACTCCAAAGCCGAACTTGCCGCACAGGCTCACCGTGAAGTCAGCGAGCAAGAAGAACGTCTCGCTGGGCGAAAGCGCATCGACGGCCATTACTATTTCCGCCGGGCCGGGTCACTCGAACAGGAGAATGCAAAACTCCGCGAACAGAACGCCTATCTCACCAATCAGATCCGCACTCTCACCGT